GTGGTGCCGATCCCCATCAGTGGGGATCAGGAAGCCGATCGGCTTCCGCCTGCCCCCGACGTGAGCCGGGAGCAGGGTGGAAGGTGATCAGCGGTCGATGTGCCCCAGCTCGTGGTTGAGGAGGACCTCGCGGCACCGGTCCGCGAACTTGCCGGGGCCGGTGATGGGAGTCTTACGCTCGCTTGCCCGGTAGGGGCAGCGGGACGCGAGGACGGTATCCAAGGCGCTGCACAGGGCGCGCGCCGTGGCTACCTAGGCGATGTTGAGGAGGGCGTAGGCGTCGGCAAGGGCGGACCGCGCCTTGGCCAACAGTCCCTTGCGAGCCCGCTCGGTCCAATCCGGGTCGGCGGCTTCGAAGCCCAGTTCAAGGGCAAGTTCAAGCGCGTCGAGCGCGGCCGCCAGCGCGTTGAGGTTGGTGGCGGCGGCGGTCAGGTCATCGTCTGCTCCTTCGTTCTCCAGTTCTCGCTGCTGCGCGCACCACTCGTGGTACCCGAGGCGGGTGTCTTCGTTGGCGATTTCGTATCGCCAGTCCTCCGGCGGGAAGTCGGGGTCGTCATCCCAGGTGCCCCACACCGCCTTCTCGATCAGGAGTGCGATCTGCCCCGCTACGGGGTCGATCAACTCCCCGATCAGGTCGAGGTGAGTCCGGAGCGCGTTCAGCGCCCCCTGGGGTGTGTTGGTGTTGCTCATGCTCATGTGGTGTCTCTCCAAATCCGATCCCATGGGTGGGGATCGTCAGTCGCGATGGACTGAATCCTGCTCATGAGCCGCGGCCCATGAGCAGGGGTTCAGGTCATCACTCGTCAGGAGCTGACGTGTCCTTCGGGGGAGATCCCGCAGGTCAGCTTCCGGACGCCGTCCTTGATGACGACGACCGAGAGGTAGCCCTTGGGGAGATCCCAGGGATCACGGAGGACCTGGCACTGGTCCTCCGTGGTTCCGTACCCCTCCAGCAGCTTGCGCAGGGCCTCGGCCTGGGGGTCCAGCGTCGAGGAAGCGACGCGCAGATGCGCCGCCTCCTCGCAAGTGCCCTTGAGCTCGACGTCGATGGCGATCATGCGTTCGATGCCCGCGATGGCGAGATCGAACGTCTGGTACCGGTAGGCGAAGGCTCCCCCGTCGTCGGTCACGTCCCACGGCTCGTCGTCCCCATCACGGGGATCGAAGACCAGCAGGTAGATCCCGACGCGGAGGTAGGACTGGTGCTCCTGCATCAGCTTGGCGAGCATCAGGTCACCTCCTTGACGTCGTAGTGGACTTCCAGCTGGAAGAGCTTGCCGTCCACCATGACGTGGTGGTCGCCCATGCAGTGCCACTCGATGGCGCAGTCGTTCTCAGCCTCGTCCAGCAGCTTCTGGAAGCAGTCCCGGGCGATGGCCTCGGACTTGCGTCGGTGTCCGCTTCCGAGGTCGACGTAGACCTCGACCTCGGTGGCGACGAAGTTGCACCCGCGGCCGTCGTAGATCTTGAAGATCTCCAATCGCTTGGCGGCCATCAGATCAGCCCTCGCAGGATGAGCGGCGAGGAGTACCCGTGGGGGCACGACCCGTCGGGCTCGACCCGGCAGCCATCGGCGGTGTCCACGACGCTGTCGTAGACGTACGCCTCCAACTCGTCGTCGCTGAGCCCATCGGCCCACGCCTGCTCGTCGATCCGGTCCGTGCCCTCGTCGCCGGGATCGGCAGCGGGGATCTCGTTGCGGACGATGACCGTGCCGGTGCGGGGGTATCCGGTCCGCGGGTCGCCCCAACGGATCTGGATCCGGCCCTCACCGTGCAGCCGCAGGAGGTCCTCGCGGTTGCAGTACGGCCCCGCCGCCGACCGGAAGTCCTCGTTGCTGTCCATGTCCTTCTGGATCTGGATCAGCGCAAGGGCATCAGCCTCCTCCGCGGCCTCGTAACCGAGGTCCCCGGTGTACAGCTTGCTGTGGTCCCGCCCGTAGGCAGGCAGCAGCGGCGTGAGCCCAAAGGCTCCGATGGTTCGTTCATTCATGGTGTGTCTCACTGTGGTGCCGATCCCCATCAGTGGGGATCGGGAAGCCGATCGGCTTCCGCCTGCCCCCGACCGCAAGGCCGGGAGCAGGGTGGAAGGTGATCAGCCCTTGTCGAGCTTGTCCGCAGCGTCGCGGACGGTCTTGACCTGCTGGTCGGCGCAGCCCGAGGACCCCATCCGATCGGCGTAGGCCCGAAGGTCGGCCGCCTCGGCCTGCTTGTAGTCAGAGCGCGTGCGCTCCTTCTCCTCGCAGTCCATGCAGATCAACGCCTCGCTGTACATCGACATGATGGACGAGAAGGACTTCTTGAAGCACCGCTGGCAGCGGCCGGTCCACGGGCGCATCACTCCCTCCAGCACGAGCTGGAGTGGATGAGGGCCTCGTCGTCCGGCGAGTAGTCCGCGTGGTAGCGGGACCCCTCGGCCTCGGAGATCGGCGGGTGGACCCGGCTGGGGTAGCTGAGGATCTCGGCCTCCTGCTCGATGTCGCTCTTGAAGCCGAGCGTTTCACCGAGCTGGACGCGCTTGCCCTCTACGAGGGGTGCGCGGCCGATGGTGCGTTTCCGTTTCGTCATGGGTGTTTCTCAATCGTGGTGCGATCCCCATCAGTGGGGATCGGAAGCCGGTCAGCTTCCGCCTGCCCCTGAGCGTGAGCCCAGGAGCAGGGTGGAAGGTGATCAGATCAGGGCCGGTACCGGGGCAGGCTGCGGACGAAGCTCTCGTCCCGGGGGCTGTCCTCTTCATCGAAGAGCACCTCCGTGCCGGTGGCCTTGATGGCCCTGATCAGGGTCCCAGCGTCGAGGCCCTCCTCGAGGTAGCAGGTCTTGCCGTCGCTGCTCTGGTAGCTGCACGAGGTGATTTCACCCTCGATCCCCAGCTCCCGGAGCTTCTGACGGTCGACCTGCACCCAGCCATGGCCTGGATCGGTGTGGAAGATCAGGGTGACCGCGGCGGCCAGCGCCTCCTCGGCCATCACCCGCTTCACGTCCCAGTACGAGACGTAGCTGCCCTCCCCGGCGTCGTCACGCACCCAGCAGCTGGGCTGGGTGGAAGCGCAGTAGACCTTGAGGGGGGCGCCGCTGCCGTCGACCTCGACCTCACCCTCCAGGCTCGCGATGCGAACCCAGGAGGTGATCTCCTCGCTCTCGATGGCCGCGAGGATCGTCTTGAGGTCCTCGCTGCACGCATCGACCCGATGGACCCGACCCTCGAACTCCTCGACGGTCACCCGTCCGGAGCGGTTGAGTCCGACCGTGTGGCCGTTGACCGAGATCACAAAGTCACCGAAGCCCACATGGTCCCCACCGAAGTGGGTGACCGCAGCCTGGACGAACGGGGTGTCGACGTAGAGCTTGACGTTGATGCCCTCGCCCCGGATCTGGTGATGCGCGCTCATGCCGCACGCTCCTTCCGGAACTGGCCCAGGGTGCGGGTCAACGTGCCGACGTAGCAGTCGCGCTCGACCAGGGGCAGCATGCCGCCCATGCCCGAGGCTCCGGCCAGCTCGCTGAGCATGAAGTAGCCCAGCTCACCGCATCCGGGGAGCAGCTCAGCCCATCCGAAGAACTCGTAGTCGTCGCCGACCACCTGCCCTTCCAGCGCGTACCAGACGGCACCGCTGTAGGGGGAGAAGTACTTGACGCCTACAAGGCGGTCCTCGGTCGGTCCGGTCCCGTCGCCGCTGCCCATGGCGGGCATCGCAGCGATGAGATCGGCCGGGAGGAGCTTGTGCCCTCGCGTCCGTTCGTTGTGTTCATTCATGGTGTGTCTCACTGTGGTGCCGATCCCCACCGATGGGGATCGGGAAGCCGATCGGCTTCCGCCTGCCCCCGACCGCAAGGCCGGGAGCAGGGTGGAAGGTGATCAGATGCGATGGACCGCCGCGACGCCGCCGTTGACCGGCTCGATGAACAGCGGCAGGGAGCCCAGGTTCACCTCGTGAACCGAGGGGGCCTCCCAACTCCCGTACATGGACAGCGTGATGCAGTCGTCGTCCCCGTGGGTCCGGGGCTCCATGAGGATCGTGAACAGGGCCCCTTCAGACCAGCCGTAGGGGTCGCCCTCGACGACGTAGCCGTGTTCGTAGTCCCCGAACATGCCGGAGCACCCGCGGGTCAGGTTCTCAGCACGCTCCTTCTCAGTCTCCGACGCGCCCGACCGCAAGGAGCCGTAGCTCCGTCCGACCAGGGAGTTGGAGCGGACGATCGCCAAGGCGACGTCCATCGCAGTGATAGTGGTGTTGCTCAATGTGGTGTCTCACGATTCCGATCCCCATCAGTGGGGATCAGGAGGCGCTGGCCTCAACACTGCCCCCGAGGGAAGCCCGGGGGCAGGGGTTGAACTCAGCGGTCGTTCATCACGCAGCCTCCGACCGGACGTCCAGCGGGTGGGCGTACGACCAGAGGGCCGGGTGGTCCTCGGGCCAGACGTCCCACGTCGAGCCGTCCTCGCAGACGATCTTGTCGCCTTCGCGGACGCCGATCAACGCACCCGCCTCACGCCAGTAGGACGTGTAGGCCAGCAGGCTGACCATGCTCAAGCCGGTCCAGCTGGGGTTGGCCTGCTGGTACTTCGCCATCGTCTGGAAGACTCCCTGCGCGCCCTGGGCGAACATCGCGACCGAGTCGGCAGGCAGAGGCCCGACGACGTCGTCGCAACGGTCCGGGTTCAGGGACAGCAGCGGGGAGACCCAGGACAGCTGCACCATCACGCGGAACGGGATCCCGACCTTGTCGATCAGGATCCCGCCCTCGGCAAGGCGGTGCAGGTACGGCCCAAGCCGCCGATCAGGGATGCTGACGCTGACCTCAGAGGACTCGTCGCGTCGGTACTTGGCCGACACGGAGCCCTGCGAGGAGCCACGCTCCAGCACGGGGTAAGGGATTTCGTCATTCATGGTGTGTCTTTCGTGGTGCTGATCCCCATCAGTGGGGATCAGGAGGCCGCTGGCCTCAATCCTGCCCCCGACGTGAGCCGGGAGCAGGGGTTGAACTCAGCGGTGCAGGACCCTGCAGTCGTCGTTCATCGCCGCGTGGATCTCACGACTGACCCTCGGGCACGTCACCGAACAACGGCAGCTGCACGGCGACACCACGGGGCATGAGGTCCAGGCAGGCCGTGGCCTGCTTGTACATCTCGGCGTCCACGTAGGAGGGATGCAGGGCATCTTCGATGATCTGCTCCTCCTGTTCGCGGCTGGCGTTCCGGGGGATCTCGATGGTTACTATTCGGTGTGCGGTCATGTGGTGTGTCTCTCCAAATCCGATCCCCATGGGTGGGGATCGAGAGGCTGTGGCCTCACGCCTGGGCAGGAGGGATCACTCCCCCCTGCCCAGGGTGTCAGGTCACTGCTGCTGATCGTCCAGCTGGGGCCCGCGCCGCCGAATGAACGGCAGCCCGAGTCCGAGCATGACGCAGGCCCAGGCGAACCAGGTCACGAGCGGCCCCCGGTGCGGATCCGGGTCATGCCCGGGTTGCGGCCGAGGCGCGGCCGGCGGGTGATCCGGGGACGCTTCCGCGTCTGGATCACGCTGTACGCCACGTCGATCACGAGCCGATCCCCATCGGTGGGGATCAGCAGGGGCGCTTCGTTCGCCGCCGTGAGATCGGGCGCGGGGGATCGCGTCACGTAGCCGTGAACGATCGAGGCGAAGCCCGAGGCGAAAAACATGCAGATCAGGACGATCGGGAGGATGACGGTGTGTTCCATGTGGTGTGTCTCCGATCCCCATGGATGGGGATCCTGTTGGTGGTGCCAGCCGATCCCCATCCATGGGGATCCAACTGGCGGGAACCGATCCCCATCCATGGGGATCGAGAGTCCGGGATGGACTCACCCCTGCGCTGGATCTGTGCCCACCCCACGCAGACTTTCATGCGCAGGCGGGTGCCCAGGGGCAGGGGTGAGCCAGGGGGACGGATCCCCCTGGACTCGGTGGTGACGTGTGTCTGTGGTGGTGAGACCGTGCTGGTTTGCATGGTCTGGAGCAGTCCGCTCCCTCCTGCCCCCGAGCGGACCCGTGGGCAGGGTGGCAGGTGACTACGCGATGGCGTGGAACTGGACGGCGAGGCCGGCATCCACGTGAACGTGGGGCACGACCAGAATGAACGACGCACGGGCCGGGGGATCCGGGGTGAACGTCGCGGGGCCGAAAGACCAGGGGAACATGATGTCGGGCATGTGGTGTACCTCGTGGTGTGATCCCCATGGATGGGGATCGTGGTGTCAGTCTCCAGCGGACTCAGCAGCCATCCAGCGGACCGGATGACTCTTGGGTCCGGCCGAGGGACCGAAGTCCCCCGGCGCGGATGGTTCCCCCTTTCCCCCTAGGCAGCCGCTTCAACCGGCGGGAGGTTGGCGGCGGCCTCGTCCAGAGCGGACGAGTCGACGTCTTCGGAGACCTCGGGCATGACGGACACGACAGTGAACGTCGCAGCCTCGCCCTTGGCACCCTTGACCAGGTTGCTCACGACCGCGATCCGGCCGCAGACGCACTCGATCGACAGCCGGCTCCAGAGGCTGTAGGGCAGCGACGGGAGCGTCGTCACCTTGCAGCCGCACTGGTAGGACACGGACGGGTCGGCCTTGCGAGTCGCCTCGTTCGTCGCGCGCTTCTCCGCGCGTTCCTTGCGAGCCTTCTTGACCGCAGCAGTCGCCTGCTTGACGGTCATTTCGACCTTGGCGCCGTCCTTGCCAGCCTTGACCGGGAAGCGGACGCGGCCGCCAGCCACGATCCCGTCGAGCTTCGCGCCGTGGGCGTCCAGCTTCAGGGTCTTGGCAAGCGCCGGAGTGATCCCGATCGGGCCGAAGCCACGAATCTGATCCTCGTCGTCCTTGGCGTAACGACCGATGATGAAACCGATCGTTTCCAGGGCGACGCACTCCTCCTGCGTCCAATCCCGGCCCCGCTTCCCACCGGTCGTCAGACCGAGGGACGTGCGGACACCGTGCAGAGCGATCATGGCGAGGCTCTGAACGATGTACGCGTGACCGCGATGCATCGGGTAGAGACCCAGGAAGTACCGCTCACGCGTCACGTCGCCATTCATCCAAGGATGATCGGCATCGTGGGTCATGCGCTGGACCGACAGGCTGTCGCCCGACTGTTCGTAGCCGGCCGACAGGCCGGTCAGGAACGCGGGGTTAGCCTTGGCCTTGGTGTACTCGGGCAGCTTCACGATCATGCCGTGGATCATGACGATCCAAGCCTGAAGCATGGAGAGCATCTTGCCCGGGTCCGTGACCTTGGCCTTGGGGGTGTTGGTGTTGGTGTTGGACATAAGTCCTCCGTGGTGCGTCCCTGTTAGCTGCGGCAGCCCGGGACCGTGGCTGCCGCCCTGATCCCCATGGATGGGGATCGAAGTCTGAAGGGCTCCGCGCACCACACGCACAGCGCCGGCATGTATCACCGACTGCCCTTCCGTCTGTCGTTGTCCACGGAACCAAAGCCCCGTGGTTTCACACTGCCGACCCAACGGGGCCGACACCGATTCATGACTTGCTTCGCTGTGCACGTGCTTTGACCGACGAACGTCGGCTGCCTTCGTGCGGACACTGCATCCCCGATCCGTTAGGAAACCGGGTCCGGTCGGCAGCCCTGAGGACTGCCAGTCACTGTCAGTGAACTACTGCGCGGCCCCGTGCGATTGGGGCGGCCTACAGCGGCGGATGTTTCAAACGCAACGGCCGAAGCCGTCATCCGCTTGCGCCCCCCGGATCGGCCGGAGGGTCGCGCGCTGAACAGGGGTCAACGGGACCGTCCATGGTCCCTGCCCTGCTCTCCTGTATCCACGATGACTCCCTCGGCACTGTCTACCCCGTGTCACACCGTCGTGGCTCCGGCAGCCTCCGCTGCCCTTACTCATCGGCTAGCCGCTTGTGCGCGGTATGCCGGCCTTGTCGTGCTCTGCAAGGGGTCGGGGACTCGCTTGTCCCGTCCCCCGGTTCCGGTCTGCGTGCTGCTCTCCTCCGGGGCCGGTCCGCATCGCGGGGGCCGGCATCGCCCGGTAGGTCATGAGGGAACACGCGTCGCCGTAGCGTCGTGTGGGGTGCCCGTTGTCGGGGGGGTCATCATTCGGTTTTCAAGGAACGCTGCCGGTTCGTTGCCACCGGCCCACTCAATCTAGTCCCTACTCGTGTGAGGGACTTAGACGGAGCACCTAAGTGCCTGGAATTGCGGGGGTTTTTCAGTTGTTGACAGGGGCTCGATCCCCATCGGTGGGTATCCACCTAAGTACCTGAAATCATTGAGGAAATGCCAGGGGGGTACCTGGCGCTGTCCAGCCGGTTGCGCTGTCCGGCCTATCAATGACAGGTCGCCGATAGACCGTGAACGCTGTACGTCGACCCGAATCTTTTTTGAGGAAGCCGCGTGTCAACCTCTCACCCACCCCCCCGGGGGGGTCCGATGACCGGTCTTTTATATGGCCCTTCAGCCAGACGATCGGGACACACCCATCCCTTCGTCGCGCCCGTAGAGGTAGGGATCGACCCCAGGGGCTTGGCGCTCCCGTCAGGGCTCTGCTCTTCTACGGACGCCTAAGAACAGAATTGAAAAGGTTCTTCAGCTCCACGTCCTCTCCCCACCGGTCCCACAGGCCTGTGGAGCTCCAAACCCCTGAAGATTCTGTTCTTAGGCGTCCGACGACGCAGGCACCCCTGCCGGGATCGGCAGCTCCAGCTGGGGGGATGCGCAAACGAATCAGCGCCCCCACCCTCATCCCGGCGAAGAACCTCGAGGCCTCGTTGACCGATCTGCAGATGGCCCTCACCCTAGGGGAGGCGGACGGGCGGTGGGTGGATCCAGATCCCCACTACCGATCGGTGGGTACCAAGGGGATCTCCACTCTGTCCGGGGCTGCAGTGGGAGAAGGGGTTGCTAGGGACCTTGCCCTAGGCAACCCCTTTAAATAGTACGCGTTGATCCTCGCCGAGATTGCTCCAGTGGTACTTCCGCGCCAATGCTGGCGTCAGGGCTGCTGGGAGCTCCGAGCCTGGAGCTTGCGGAGCAGCTGGAGATCTGGGTCCAGGTACTCCGGATCCAGGGGGGAGTTACAGGGACTCGAGCCGCCACAACGCCAGCACCTCGGCCAGGTCCCAGCCCATCGACGTGATCAGCTGCAAGACCGTGACGGGGCGCATCCTCCCCCGCTCCATCGAGGCGTACGAGTCCGGGGCGATCCGCAGGGCATCCGAGACCTCCCGGCCCCCGGCCCCCGACAGCTCCCGGACCCCGCGCAGCTGGGCCCCGAAGTACTCCCAGTGGGGCTTGTCCTCCTCGGTGCGCTGCAGATGCTTGATGGGGGCCCTGGACGACGGGAGCTTCAGCGCAGGGGGCGGTGGGGCCGGGACGCCCGCCAGCAGCTCCCCATCACCCTCGAGGGGGAAGACCGGCCCCAGACCTCCCCGGGGATCCATCCACAGCCCGCGCCACATCGCCTCGGGGCGAGCCGCCGGATCCAGACGGGGACGGTCCAGCGGCCAGGCCGTCAGATCCTCGGTGCGCCAGCTCGTGGCCTCGTACGGGAGGGAGCGATCCCCCAGCACGTCCGGCATGGGGCCCCCCGGCTCGTCGTGCTCAGCCCAGCGGATGAGCTCCGCGGTCTTGATCATCTCCACCCACGCGCCCGACAGACGGACCTCCATCCGCTCGATGAGCTCCCGCAGGGGCAGCGCGGGCATCCGGGAACTGAGGGGCTCGGGGTAGCTCATGCGACGCAGGCAGTGCCGGCAGTACGACAGGTTCTGGGCCATCCCCGCCGGCGCCCAGAAGATCCGGCACCGGCCGCACCGGTACAGCTCCCCCAGCTCCGAGCCAAACCACACGCCGATCTTGCGGCCCGTGGTGGGGTCGTAGCCCCATCCGCGGCTCACGCCAGCAGGGCCCGCAAGGCCTCCCGACCCTGGGCCGTGATCGCGTACTCCTTGATCGCGCGGCCCGCGCCGGACTTGCCCCGCTCCGCTAGCTCATCCGCCTCCGTGATGAGGCGATCGATCAGCCAGCCCTCCTTGGCCAGCTTGACCACGGTCACGCCCAGACGGTTGGCCCACGCGGCGCGGTCGTCCTGGGGAACCCCCTCCAGCAGCTCGTGCCGAGTCTGAGGACCGCCCAAGACCAGGCGGGCCAGCAGGCGGTGGGAGGTCGATCCGTACTTCAGGTTCTTCAAAGTGAGCTCCACTCCGCGACTTGGTGATTCGCTGAGTGTATACCAAGTCCTGATAGGGCATTGTTAGGGACCAGAACGCGGAACCCCCGGCCGACAATTAAGCCGACCGAGGGCCACCACGAGGGGACACACCACATGAACCCCTCGTCGGCAGAATAACGAATCGGAGTGGTTATGTTCAGGATCGAGTTGGGGAATGACGACATTCGGGCTCTCAAGAAGCACGGATCCGTCAAAGGGAAGGCGCTCGCATCCATGGCCAAAGGCTTCGGGGGAACCCTCGAGCTGACCTGGAGTCCAGAGACTGCCGAGATCTACGGGGCCCCGGAGCTGCCCCCCGCCAAAGTCGAGGCCGAGGCCCGCGTCGCTCCTGAGCCGGAGCCGGTCGGCGCCGCCCCACTGCCCCCGGGAGCCAACACCGGACTCAAGGGGAGCGTGATGGACTGGATCGCTCAGATGGAGCCGGGGACCCAGTTTGGTACCCCGGAGCTGCGCAAGCAGTTCGGGATCACCACCAAGGCCGCCAACAACGTCATGCGGACCCTGGCCAAGGACGTGGTCAAGCGGATCGGCAAGTCCGGTCCCGGCCAGAGGGCGAAGTGGCTCAAGGAGGCTCCCGCCGCCGCCGCCGCAGCTCCGGCTCCCGCCGCGGTCCCCGCGCCTGCGCCGGAACCTGCAGCTCCTCCCAAGCCCAAGAAGCCGGCCCCCACGCGACTGGCGGTGCTGCGCGCCCTCAAGAAGCACGAGCCGGCCACGCTCGCGGCCTTCCATGCGGAGATGGGCTGCACTGTCGGGGAGGCCCGGGGCTACGTCGCCAGCCTCTCCAAGGCGGGGCTCATCGCTCAGGGCAAGTCCGACCAGCTGTGGCGCATGACCAAGTGGGGGCGTCAGTACCTCAGGCAGCCCACCCTGGTGATCCCCGAGGGTGAGTTCGCCCGTCACCAGGATCGGCTCGAAGCGACGGTGGAGGCCTACGGCCGATCGGTGTTCAAGAGCCAGTACACCGAGGCCACCAAGATCAGCGCCAAGCGGTTCTCCGACGTGGTCGATCTGAGCGACCGGCTCCGCTGGGTCAACCGCGAGGCGGGGCTCATCGAGCCTGTCGCCAAGGCTGAGACCGCGGCGATTCAGAAGCTGTCCCGGGAGCGCGTGATCCGACTGCTGCTCAAGGGACCCGTCTCGGCCGACCAGCTGGTGGCTCAGATCCCCGGCTCCACCCGCAAGCGCGTCCTGGCCACCCTGAACGCGGCCAAGACCGCGGAGCTGACCGAGGAGGCGGGAGCCGACAAGTGGAAGGTGACCAAGACCGGCGGGGTGTTGTACGCCCACGACCGCAGCGAACTCAAGCTCGCCCCGGGAGCCAACGGGCGCAAGCGCCTGGAGGCCACCGCCGCCGGCATGGACCGCCCCATCAGCCGGGAGGAGTTCCTCAACGAATGCCACGCGCGCGGCCTGAAGATGAGCCCCTCGCGGTTCAGCCGGATCGTCGGGGAGAGCCCCCAGCTGAAGTGGTTCCACCAGCCGTCGGGCCAGGTCGAGTCGGTCAAGAGCAACGGGAGCAGCCGAGCCCCCCGCTCCACCCCCACGCCCTCGCTGAACTCCATCGCCAGCAAGATCGGAGATGAGGCCCTGTCCAAGGTGCTGCAGGCCGGTGGCTGAGTACGTTCTGACCGAGACCGACGAGGTACCCGAGGTGGTGCCGTTCATCCACTACGTGAACATGACCGCTGGAGCCCCTCCCCAATGACTGACCTCTCTCTCCGCTGGTTCCGCGAAGGGCCCGCTTGGATTCTCCGGTGGGGCCCCGGGCGCGACTACATGGCGTACGCTGCCGACCCGGCCCTCATCACCTCGTACGGCGCATCGTTGCGGATCATCCCCGGGATCAGCGATGAGCACGATCCCCTCCTCGCACTTGCGATGGTGGTCGATCGCCCCACGGATCCGACCCCTGACGACATAACGCCCGTTATCGGACCTCCCCGCACCATGGAACGCGCTGTGGTGTCGGGGGCCTTTGGGAAGCTGCTGGGCGTCCTCTTCGGGTACATGCGCGAGGGCGAGGGCTTCCCCGAAGCTGTCGCCCGCCTCCGCGCCGCCCTGGACGAGGCGCAGCATCCCGCCCTGAACGAGGAACAAGCCGACCGCCTCAGGGAGCAGCTCGCGACCCTTGGGTTTGAGTCGGCGGTGGAAGATGACTGAGATGGAACAGGACGAGCTGATCGAGTACCTGACGAAGCTGTGCAAGGACACGGGCGTGACGGTGATCACGGTCGAGCGCCTGAACGCGCTGTCCGCAGCCGTCAACGAGGGGGATCAGGAGGCGCTGGAGCTCCTCCTGGCGACGCGGGACGAGGACATCGACCTGTCCGACGCGCCCGACCGTGGGGCAGCGCTCCAGGCTGCGCGAGCCCTCCAGAGGTACAACGCCGCCCAGGTCGAGCAGATCAGCGCCCTGCTGGAGGGCTCGGGGGGATACGAGATCCCCGCCAAGGGCACCCTCGCCTACCTGCTGGACATGTCCTCGCAGTGCGCCCAGACCCTGGCCCGCGCTGAAGCCGATCAGGCCCAGGCCGACCTGCTGGACATGTCCTCGCAGTGCGCCCAGGCGCTGCTGAAGCTCGACACCGCGATCAGCTACCGCGAGGCCCTGGAGGTCAGCCACAACCTGATCCTCAAGGACCACGCCGCCCAGTGCCAGCAGCTGGAGGACCTGCGCGCCGATCTGGCCGCTGAGCGCGCCAACGTCGCCAACATCAACAAGGCGAATCAGGCGCTAGCTCAGCGGCTGTTGGACATGACCGGCCGAGCCACGAGCGCGGAGCAGGCTGTGCAGGATGCGGCCGAGGAGGTGCAGCGCACGGCTGCGATCAAGGGGCGGGAGTCCTAGTCGTCCAGCTGGCGCGCGGCCCAGCGCGACTAGAGCTTGCGCAGGGCCCGGTTCAGCATCCAGCCCGTCGACCCACGCCCCTGGTTCTGGTTCCGCGCCTCCATGCGCTCCCAGTCCTCCTCGGTGTACGTGCTGCTGTCGAACAGCTCCTTGATGTCCTTGCGGCGCTGCACAGCTGGACGGCCCCCGGGGGAGTAGTGGCTCACGGCCCCCGCGATCAACGCCGAGATCACCGCGTCGTCGTGCCGCCCCACCGGGGCTGCCATCGCCGCGTCGTTGCTCTCGTGGCCGTCGGGGCTGAACAGCAGCTTCTTGCGGTAGATCCACATCTCCTCGAGCACGACCCGGGACCGGAGCACGACGAAGCGATCCGCTAGGGCCCGCTGCATCAGACCCACCATCGCGGGCTTGGTCTTCTTGGAGGTGTCCCAGCCGAGCATGACGGTGGGGCCCCCCACCGCGTCCATGACGGTGCGGCGGTACAGCATCGGGTACCGGGTCCGCTCCAGCATGGCGATCAGCCCCGCCCCGATCCCGGTGACCTCCGGGGCCAGCACGGCCTGGTTGTAGTAGATGGCCAGGAGCAGGCAGATGTCGCACAGCTCGTGGAGCTCGATCTTCCCCCGCCACTCCGCGACCTGGGTCCGGTCCCGGATCCGCATCACCGTCAGGTGGTCCCAGTCCCCGCCGATGGTGCCCTTGGATACGTCCGCAGCCACCACGTAACGCTCTCCGGGGACGGGGGCCTCCCACTGACTCATGCGGCCGTGTCCGGCCGGCGCAGGGGCCAGCAGGGGCTTGTAGAAGTTCCACGTCCGCTCGCCCCTTACCGAGCCGGTCATGTCGCTGAGCTCGAACCACTGGTGGTCGGGGCAGTCGTTGGCCTCGTCGACCCGATCGGTGACCGTGCGGCACATGTCGCAGTGGCATCCGTGCAGCTTGATCTGGACCTCGAGATCCTCCCGGTCGAACACCGGGGACCCCGTGGCGGCGAAGGCCTCCTCGTCGGAGCTGGGGTACTCCTGGTGGAACTGGTCGACCGAGCCGCCGCACTTGGTCGCGATGGTCTGCCGGCGCCACTGGAGATGCTCCAGGGTGATGTAGCCGTCGAACTCCCGGAGCAGCTCCTGCTCATCGACGTCCAGACTCTTGGTGAACTCCTCGCGTCCGGTCCGCAGGGCCGACCGGTACGAGTCCATCAGGAACCACGGCGAGAAGAACGCGATCCAGCCGCTGTCGGGGTTCCCGGGATGGGTGCGCTTGAGCTTCTGCCACGGCGGCGGCTCGTCCCACCAGCAGCGCGCGGCCAGGTACATCTCGTGGTGGAAGTCGCCCGAGCCGTTGCACGTGCTCTCGACGTAGACCATGGTCCCGGGCTCGTCCGGCACCGTCTGCAGGGTGGCGAGGAAGTACTTCTCTGGGGCCTTGAAGAAGGCCACTTCGGAAACGTGCAGCTGGCGGGAGGTTCGCCCTCGAGCGTCCTCCACCGACCTGGCTGTCATGACCTCGAAGCTGGAGCGAAGGCCTCCGGGTCCACGTGGGGCTCGGAGGTCCAGCTCCGTCCGGTTGTTGTACTTCTGCTGGGGCCGGAGCTCCTCCGGCATGTAGTCGTAGAACGTCTTGCACTTGGTGAAGATCGCGCGGGAGGCCGCGTCCGCATGGGCCGCGACCAGGGCCGACTCGTCGTAGTTGGTGACGGTCTTCCAGAACTGCCGGCCCTGAATGTGGGTGGAGCAGCCCAGCTGGCGGGCCTTGGCCTCCCAGATTCGGATGGGCAGCCCCGCCGCCTCGATCTCGCAGAAGAGCTGCTCCCGGAGCTGCTGGCTCCGGTTCAGGACGAACGGCACCATCTCGCCGCTCTTGGTCTGGATCTTCAGGTGGTTCGCAGCGAAGTCGACGAAGTTGTCGTGTGCGCCGGAGGTCAGCTCCCCCTCGGCAAACCCAGGATCGGGAGCGTCAGAGCGCACGAGCGGCCCTCTCGATCCTCTCGCAGGCCCGCTTCCAGACGCGGATCTGACCCGGCAGTGCGGGGAGCCGGCGGCGCTGCCACCGGTACCCGGGGCAGTCCAGGCTGATGGTGCCCTCCTCCCGGAGCACCAGCCTGAACAGGCCGGCGATCCGGTCGAGGTTGTAGAACCGGCTGTGCTTGACCCGCCCCGCGTAGACGAGGTTGGGCCAGATCACGATCGCGTCGATGAACTGGGGATGCCGGTCGGCCAGGGAGTTGACGATCCCCCGGGTCTCCTCCGTGGCCCGCAGGCCCAGCACCCGATCCAGGGCATGCCCCGCCGGCCAGTACCCGGCGGCGTTGGCCATCTTCATCGCCGGCACCGCCTCCTCGTGGCGGAAGAGCCGAGCCCACGGGGGCGCGGGAGGCCCCCAGGTCCAGACCTCATCGGCGTTGAGCCAGTTGTCGAGCTTGTCGCGGTACCAGCGGTACTGGTTGCGTTCCCAGTCGTAGCGCTCGCTCTCGGAGGCGAACGTGACCGGCTTGGGGTTGGTCCGCTTCTCGGAGGCCGACAGCTCCGACTTGTTGTAGGTCCCTCGAGCTCGGGGGGTGGTGACCGGCGGGAGGTCCGGCAGCTGGTCCGCGAAGGCCTCCCAGCTAGGACTGGGCGAAGGCATAGACCCCACGGCTGACGCGGGCGATGCGCTCGTCGACCTGCATCACCTTGCGGACGGAGTTGATCGGGATCTTGGTGCGCTCAGCCACCTGGCCCGCGCGCATGGCCCCGTTCGTTCTCAGCAGCGAGGCGATCTTGTCGGCGTTGGTCTTGGGCTTCCGATCCCCACTGGTGGGGATCTTCTGGGGATCCTTGGCCCGCTTCACCATGTCGGACTTCACCCCGGGCTTGAGCTGGGCGTCGCGGTCCGTGGGGATGATGGCGGTGCCCTCGCCCGCGTAGCGGTCCAGAGCCTTCTCCATCGACTTGCGCTCGTACTCGTCGGCGTAGTGCTTGCCGCGGAGCTCCGGCGGCGACTCCTTGGGCCAGGTGCCCCCGGTCCGCTTCATCACGGGCAGCTCGCCCTTGGGGAAGGCGCGCACGGCACCGTGACGGCCGCAGATGGAGCAGAGGATCGCGCGGAACCCCTCACCCTTGAGCAGGCCGTAGTGGTTGACGCGGAGGAAGAGGGAGAACTGCTCGCCGCAGAGTTCGCTGGCGCAGTTGAAGCTGTAGAAGGGCATCGTGTTCCTAGCCCAGGCCGTAACGACCGAGCATGGACGCCGCCTGGGGGGTGAGGCCGGCAAGAGACTCGCCGGTTTCCGGGTTCATCCCGTTGCTTTCGACGGATTCGGGGCCGACAGGAGCGCCACCCCCGCCGCCACCGGGGCCCATGCCCATGGCCGCGCCCTGCATCTGCGAGAGCGGTCCGATGAGCGCGGTCTTGTCCTGCCGCCAGACCTCGAACGACTTCTCGATGAAGCCGCTCATGGTGTCCGGCGGCATGGCTCCGGCCTGGATGAGGGGGGCCAGGGTCTGGGCGACGGCCCCGATCGTCTGGAGCAGACCGATGAAGGCCTGCTGCTCCGCGGCGGGGTCCTGGGGCATCGAGGATCCCGCCTCGAGCTCCACGTCGTACATGCCCTGAATGTCGGCGGCGGTGAAGGAGACGAAGTCGTCCTCCCCGTCCTCGCCGATGATCCGGATGTACCGGGTCTCATCCCAGTACTGGCGGATGATCGCCAGGATCATCTCGCAGATCCCCTCGATGAAGTTCTCCACCGCCTCGGTCCGCAGACCGCTCCGGCCCTGGAAGCCCTGCGAGGTGATCGCGGCCTCCGTGGCGGTCGTCCCCTTCCGGCCGACCCCGCCGCGCTGGTAGACGTCCACGCCGGAGATCTCGTACAGCAGCTTCTGCAGCCCCTGGATCACCATCGAGGTGTCCCCGGGGATGGGGGCCTGGGGCACCGGGACGATGGCGTCGCCCACCCGGCCGGTGCTGGCGTTGACCTCCTGGCAGGCCCCCCGCAGCGGCGAGTTGAACAACGTCGAGAGCCGACCGTCCTCCAGGGCTCCCGGGGTCGCCAGGAACTTGCCGGCCAGCTGGGCGTTGATGTGGTGGATGGACAAGATGTCCTCCCACTCACGGTTGAGCTGGCGGGCGATCGGCTGGATCGAGGCCAGATCGGCGGTGTGGGTACACCAGAAGTCCTGCGGGTCGTCCACGAACCGCATCACCTTGTAGGGGTAGCCCCGCATCTCCAGGGGGTCGTCGACGTGGCGGATCACGCTGTCGCGCGCGTCCCCCGTGCCCGGGTCCGGGAGCAGCCAGAGGATCCGCCGGCGGGTGCCGCCCTTGACCTGGCCCCAGTAGCGGACTTCGTAGATCACGACGTACTCAGGCGCGACCTCCGAGGGCATGTCCTCCTCGAGCTCCTCCCCCGTGAGCTTCGCGGGGATCTCCGACTGCAGGAAGCAGTTGGCCCGAGCCTCCTTGGGGATCCGGAACCGCTTGTCCGTCCGCAGCTCGTCCAGACGGACCAGCAGCCGCTCGGCGACCCAGGGACAGTCCTCCATGTTCAAGTACCCGCTGGGCAGCAGCAGGGACCACGGAGCCACCCGGGTCAGGGTCGGCTTGTCGGACGGCTCCTCCGAGCCGTACAGGCCGGCATCGGCCAGGGCCATGTCCAGAGCCATCCGCTCGTGGGACTCCATCCCGTCGTCCTCGGGAGCGGCGTCCTCGGGGCCCTTGTTGAAGTCCTCCTCGGGGGTGAACGCGCCGGAGGGGTCGTAGCCGACCTTCCCGATCCCGACCCCAAACAGCAGGCAGTCCAGGGCCACCCGGCGGGTCGACGCGGTCGCACCGATGCACTGCCAGACGTAGTTGAGCGCGGACTCCGCGATCTTGGAGCTGCTCTTGTCCTGAGGCCGCTTCGGGCGAACGTGAACGTACGGATTGCCCGACAGCAGACTTGGGAGGATGGCGTTGCTCGTGGCCAGGAGGAAATTGAACGGCACAAACTCGTTCGATTCGACCCCCCAGAGGCCCTCGTCACCAGGCCCTGAGCCCCGGTAATCGGAGAGGACATCGCGCCACATTGGGAGGTGATTCTTCTCGAGAATCTCCTCCGCGGCCTTCAGTCTCGCCAGCCAGTCGACGATTTGGTCTGTGGGGATTCGCTTGCGTCGCGTCATTCGATCAGTTCCTCGGACTCGCGTATCAATTGAACGCAGCATGTATCAAAGCGCTTGATATCTCCAATACGCTGTGATCAGACTTCGATCCATCACGCGAGTGCAAAGCGTGAGGAGGGCAGCAAGTCCATGGCAGACAACGACGGCACCGCGTTCGATCCGTTCACGACTCTGGATGACCAGACCGTGAGTACCGGTGATGACGCGACCATCGATACGTCGAGTGAGGACGTTCATACCCAGGCCGATCAGACAGATCAGTCCCAGACCACCGAAGACGACGGCATCCCCAGCGACCCTGACGAGCTCCGCAAGGGGTACCTCCGGCAGGCCGACTACACCCGCAAGACCCAGGACCTCGCGACGCAGCGCAAGGAGATCTCAGCCCTTCAGGCCGAGCTCCTCCAGCTGAAGACCGCGACCCTGACCCAGCAGCAGGTGAAGCCGGCCGTCGAGGAGACCCCCCTGCCGGATCCCGAGAAGGACCCCCAGGGATACGTCGAGGCCTACGTTCAGCAGCAGGTGAAGCAGCGGCTTGACGCGCAGCTGGACCAGTTGGGCCTCCGTGATCTTCCTGACCGCCTCAAGCCGGTGCTGTCTCAGCAGTCGGTCGTGGCGGCGTATCAGGAGTTCATGGAGGCGAGCCCCGAGCTGGATCACAACCAGCTTGCCGGGGCCGTAGGGCAGGTGATCGACGGGGACCAGGAGCTGAGTCAGTTGAGCCAGGCGAACCCCCACCTCGCGGTTCGACTCGCGACTCGAGTCGCACAGGCCGATCTGGACGCCAAGCGTCAGGCGGCCTCCCACAAGAACCGCAGCCGGCAGCAAGCCGCACCTGTAGCCGCCCGAAACGGGACGGTTGTCGGATCCCAAGCTCCCGCGAGCTTGGAGGACGCCTTCCGACTCGCTCTGAAGCAGCAGGGCGCTACGCCGGACTTCTAGACTAGAGGACTAGGCCCCCATGCCCGCCAACGCGCCGACAATTACCTTTGATCGGCTGTACAGCACTACCGCAGCGATCCACCGCCCCCAGCTGGCGATGGAAATCGTGCGGTCCAACGTCTTGCTCTGGCACATGTACCGCCAGGGCGCTGTGACCTACAGCGGCGGCACCGAAGTTCGGATGCCGGTCGTGCTTGAGGAATCGGCAAACGTCGGATCGATCGGTCTGTACAGCACCTTCTCCACGAGCCCCGAGGACGGACCGGACATCGCCCGGTACCCGACGTGGTTCAAGATCCGCAGCTCCACGGTCTTCGACGAGACCGAGCTGGGCCAGAACCAGGGCCAGCAGCAGATCCTCGATCTGCTCAAGACCAAGATGGCGATCTCCAAGATCTCGATGATCAACGAGATCGAGCGTCAGCTCTGGGCCTCGTCCAAGACCGCCCTCGAGCTCACGGGCCTGCAGTCCGCGGCCAGCGGCGACGCCGCCATGTTCCAGTTCAGCTCGACGTTCACCGCCGGTGACACCGTCGGCGGGATCGACAAGTCGGTCTACAGCAACTGGCAGGAGCAGTACCAGTCCATGACCGCGTTCGGGACCGACGGTCTCGATCAGTGGGAGCGGGTCTACATGGACTGCTCCAAGAAGGGCACCCACCCGGACATCATGCTCTGCGACCCCGCCGTGTACCGCTTCTTCAAGCGGCTGGTGGCTCCCAACCAGGAGCGCAAGGACATCAAGCTCTGGGAGCAGGGCTTCGACAACCTCGTCTTCAACCACTGTGCCGTGGTTCCGGTCGATGAGCTCGAGTCCGCGGGCGCTGGCCAGACGTACTTCCTGACCACGACCGGCCGACGCCAGGTCAACGACTTCAACCTGAAGGCCGAATACTTCAAGACCCCGGGCAAGAACCCGGCGGTCAAGGGTGCGGCCACGGGCATCGGGCTCCAGCTCGCTGTCCTCCGCAAGGACGACTTCCGCATGACGCCGTTCCGGTACCCGCCGGACAGCGACACGCTCCTCGCCCACTGCTTCTTCACCTCGATGCTCACGAACTCGTCGCAGGCCCGTCAGGGCTGCACCGACTTCAGCGGCACCGTCCAGTTCTAGAAGGGAGAACGACATGAGCTTCTACAACATTGGCTCCTCCCCGATGGAGCTCGACGCAACGGTCAAGAACAACACCGGCGGGGTCCTGTACCGCGGCGACATCGTTCAGATCGAAGCCGAAACCATCGCCAACCTCGATGGGGCCAACGCGGTCATGCCGGTGCTCGACTCGAGCTCGCCCGAGACCCTGATGATGCCCTGCGGCGTCGTGCTGGGGACCGAGCGCAAGCTGAGCTTCGTCGACCAGGAGGAAGTCCGCGTGCGGCTCCTCGGTGTCGTCGACGCTCTGGTCGACGGTGGTACCGACGACGTCGTGATTCAGGACCACCTGTATCTGGTCGACGCCCAGTACTACCTGCAGGCCAAGGACGCTGAGCCGGATCTGGTCACCGCTCCGGTGCTTCAGGATCTGAACGTGACGGCGAGCGCGGAGGCTGGGAACACCAGCACCACGATCGACTACCACGATCAGACCGTGAGCATCGACGCCAGCACCCTGGCGGCGGGGGACCTGATCGACGTGTGGGCCACCGGCTACATCGCCGACAGCAACTCCACCGACACGGCGCTGATCACGGCCCAGTTCAACGACGTCTCCGTCGGGGTGTCGACCGCGATCGACGTGGCCGATGGTGACATGTGGTCGTACCGGTACACCGTCGCGGTCACCGCGATCGGCGCTTCCGGCGCAGTCGAGATCACGGGTGCCGGTCACGGCCCCGACGCGCTGGCCGCCGCGGTCACCCCCTGGGTGATTCAGGCGTCCAACGCGGCTGCGGCTGCGACCACCGACACCACCGGGGCCGTTCGGATCCGCACCGGCGTCACGTTCAGCGTCTCCCACGCGGACAACGGCTCGATCCAGACCTCCATCGGGTACCGGGTCATCCGCGGCGCGGCGGTCGTCGACCTCGTGGACATGAAGGCCTGCAAGGCCATCGCGATCGAGGCCAACACGGCTGCTGCTCCGGCGACGGCGTCGCGAACGGGTGCGTCCACGCAGCTGTTCAGCGTCTTCTTCAACGGTCTGCCGCAGATCTAGGAGTACTGAATGGCTTCCCTCGCACCGCACGTCAGCCGTGTCTTGAAGGAGGCGAGCCCTCACGGGTTCTCCGTCTCGACAGATGCGGTCGTCTACGTCGGATCGATCTCCGCCACGTCGTCGGACAACTTCCTGCTCGGAGCGGAAGACAGCGACATCTACATCGAGAGCATCACGGTGCTCTCGGAGTCGGATGCCGATGCTCACGCCACGAACATCTGGACGATCGACGTACAGGACAAGGGCGCGGATGGGACGGGGTCCACCTCGCTGTTCGCCACCCCGCCCAACACCGTGACCAACGGCATCAGCGCCCTGGTCCCCTACACCGTCTCGCCCGATCAGAATCAGCTGATCTCGGACGGCCAGGGGATTGCGATCACGTTCACCAAGGGGGCGTCCGCGTCGAACTTGGATGAGCTCCGCGTCCAGGTCCGTTACCGCCGCAAGGCCTAGACCCCCACCCGGAGGTCCCTGGGGTGGCTCCTCCACTCTGCTCGCCCTAGGGGCCTTCCGCCTACAGCTGGAGGTGTGACCAATGAGACTCACGGATCTGCGGTCGCACCTTCAGCTGCGACGGAGCGACAGCTCCTACAGCACGGCGAACCTCAACCGGTTCATCAACCAGGCCTACCTCGACGTCTGCTCACGGCGGTCGTGGGGTTGGCTCCGGCGTGAGCATCGGTGGGGTACGACCGCGACCAACACAGCCGTCACCCTGAGCGCCCCCACCGCGGGGGCCTACCAGCAGGTAATCGGCGGCACGGTCCCGGACGCCACCTTCGGCAAGCGCATCCTGATCGACGGCGAGCTCTACCGAATCAAGAACGTGCTCACGGGTCCCCAGTGGATGCTCGACGCCCCGTACATCGGCACGACCACGGGCACCCCGGCCGTCTCCATCCTGTACGACGAGATCGCGCTGCCCCGCAGCTGCGACACCGTGGTCGACGTCCGGCTGAACCAGGACGGCAACAGCCTCGAGCTCATGCCGACCGAGCCCGCGCTCATGCACCGTCGTACGCTCACGGCTGCGGGCCAGCCCACGCACTTCAGCACCATCTCGCGTGCGCCCCTGCCGGTGCCGGCCTACGCACCCCCGGTCCCGACGACCAGCGGCTCTGCCGGCCCCCTCACCGGCACCTACTTGTACTGGACCACCTTCTGGGATCCCTTCACCGGAGCCGAGTCGGCGCTGAGCCCCTCACGGTCCGTGAGCGTGGCCGGCTCCCTGGTCTACTCGTTCACGCCGACCACCGGGGAGGGCGGCACCGCCCGGTCCGACTTCTACTGGCGGCTGTACCGCAGCAAGGTCGGCGGCAGCGTCCCCTACCTGCTCGCCTCGAGCTCGTCGGAGACGGGCGTGCTGCAGGACTCGTTCGACGACCAGGAGCTGGGCCCCCGCGCCGTCGACAGCGCCAACACCCAGTACCTCCAGCTGTACCCCGCCCCCAGCGGGACGTACCAAGTCAGCGTCCTGTACCAGGCCCAGGCTTGGGAGATGGACGATGACGAGGACCGGCCGCTGTTCGACGAGGTCTTCCACACTGTGATTCTGGACGGGGCCGAGGCCCTGATGCTGGAAGCGCACGACGAGCAGGGTCGCGCCGGCTCTGCTCGTCAGCGCTTCGAGATGGGGATCAACAAGATGGTCGCCCGTGACCGCAGCTCACAGGCCACGCTCACGCCCATCGCCAGCTCGCCCCGGGCGCGGATCTCCGCAGGCGTGAGTGCGAACCGCTGGGAGTTCACGGACTGATGGCACGGGCTCAGGGCCGAAAGCTCGAGTTCCGCCCCATCAACCTTGCTGGGATCAACAGCAAGGTTTGGCAGGCCGAGGGCTCCGCGACAGACATCAAGGGTGCGCTGTTCACGCTGCGTGGCGAGATCGCGAAGTCGTACGGGATCCACCGACTGCCGACTCCCAACTCCGGCGGCGACCCCCTGGTTGGCTTGGGGCAGTTCCACTGGAACGGCCGGACCGACATTCTCGTTGAGTACAACGGGGCCATCTACATCGTGGAGGGCAACTCCTACACCGCGCTGGTCTCCGACCGATACAACGCTCAAAGACCTCGCGACGCGACCCGATTCGTGCAGGTCAACGACGTCCTTCTCCTACTCAACGGCCGCGACGGAAACCTGAAGTGGGATGGACACAAGCTCACACCCTTGGGGATCGTCGCGCCGCCCGCCCCCCCGGGGGCCACGATCGTCGGCACCGGCGAGGGGGGCAGCAACAACTGGCGGTCCCTCGCGATCATCGAAGGCAGCGACTACTCGTTCAAGTACAAGCTCACCTGGCTCAACGACAAGGGCCAGGAGTCGGAGCCCTCATCCGCGTCCGACTCCGTGGACGACGACGACGTGACCTCGGGCGACGGCTACAACGTCTTCGTCTTCAGCCTGGCCCAGGTCCCCGGCCAGGACGATCTGATTTCGCGACTCCTGTACCGGTCCACCGACGGGGGGCAGACCTACAAGCTGATCACCGAGATCCCCGGCCTGCAGAGCGACACCTTCCACGACTGGCACAAGCCAGGGGAGGAGTCGACCGATCTGCTCTCCGACGTTGGGACCAACACCCCCCCGCCGCTTTGCAAGTGGGCCTTCCCATACCGGGGCCGGACCTACTACGGCGGATCACCCTCATCCCAGTCCACGCTGTTCTACAGCCGCGAGAACGGCGGCAAGGAGGCGGTGCCGCTGGTGAACCTGCTCGACGTGAGCAGCCACGACGGGGACATTCTCACGGGTGGTGTCGCCGCCGCTGACTACGCCCTGGTCTTCAAGCGGCGCTCCGTTTGGGAGCTCACGCACGACAAGAACGACAACCCCGTCGGCCCGACCCTGATCAGCAACTCGATCGGATGCGTGAGTGATCGCGCCGTCGCGACCTTCGAGTCCCGGACCTACTGGCTGGGAGAGAATGGCCTCTACGCGTACGACGGAAGCCACGTGCGCCCTATCTCGATTGAGCTGGACCGCTGGATCAAGCAACTGCCCCAGGCCTACCTCGAGGACGCCGTTGCCTGGGTCGATGCCGAGGAGCGCCGGGTCATGCTCTCGGTGGTCTCCGAGGGCAGCACCAACAACGAGGTTTGGGCCATCCACGTCGACACGGGCGCGTTCACCCGGCTGACCGACTTCAACGTCTACTCCGCGGTCTCATACAAGCACGAGACCATCGTGGGCTGCCGCCACACCCACAGCGGGTCGGCCCGCGATGTGCTGGGCCAGTGGGCCAGCAGCTACAAGCTCGTCGACGACGACTTCGACGGCCGGTTTGAGACCGAGTGGCTGGAGCTCGGGGACCCCAACAGCGACAAGACCTTCTATCGGCTCGACGTCTGGTACGTGCAGACGGGCGACATCACGATGACGGTCGACTGGGCCGCGGACTGGGATGACCGGACCAACAGCAGCTCCACCACGTTCAACCTGGCCGACCCTGACGCCACCATCTGGGACGAGGGCAACTGGGACTCCAGCACCCGTGAGTGGGACGGCCCCCGGGTGCGCTCCAAGCGGCTGGATCTCAACGCCCTGAACGCCAAGAGCATCCGGTTCGGTTTCGAGACGGCCCGGGGGGACACCCCCTGGAAGCTCGTCGGGTTCCTGCTGCACTTCGCGGAGCACGGCGTCCGCAACGAGGGCCTGGATCTTGAGTAGCCGCCTCCTGAACCGGTTGGCCGACGCCATCCAGAGCGCGAACGTCTACCAGCCCTCGACGCGCTCGATTCGCGTGGATCCAGTCCGAGCCATCAACCGGGCCCTCCGTGAGGTCGGCGGCCGGAAGATCGCGTCTCTGGACGAGCCCGAGCTCCGACGGGCGCTCCGCACTTTCGAGGGGCAGTAATGCACTACGTCCCCCGCAACATCTTTATGGACGACCTGGTCGCTGACGCGGATCAGCTCATGCGTGAGTTCAACCGCGCCGAGCGGGCTCTCCATGAGTTGGACCAGAACAACATCAAGGACGCCGAGGTCCCGGCCGTGTCGGTCACCGATCCGGAGCTTGAGAACGACTCCACGCTGTTCACCCACGACAGCACCACCCTGCTCCAGGTGACCGGCTCGGTGAACACCACCGTGAGTACCACCAACCAGATCTGGACCACCGTCGAGACGACTTCCGGGGTTCCTCTCGAACTCGCGTTCACCACCAGCTCCACGATGTGGCTGCGGATCTTCGGGGACTGCACCTACCAGGGCGCTACGGCGGTGACCTACAACCCGGCGATCCGGATGCTGGTCGACGGCGGAATGGTCGCGTGGTCGACCTCCCCCATGTCGACCGGGGTCGCCCCCAACACCCACCTGCACGTGAGTACGGCGGTGAAGCTCGCCCCCGGTGACCACGCCGTACGCCTGCAGGTCCGTGAGTTTCTGGGCCGGGGCGGGACCATCCAGGGGGCGTCGCTGCCACTCTTGGCCCCGCAACTCATCGCCTTTGGGCTCCCCCGATGAGCCTCAACCGGATCATCCCCGGTGACGCCTTGGACGCCAGCGAGGTCACCGCGAACTTCGCGGATCTGGACACGCTCACGGTGGACGTGCTCGACGAACAGATCGTGACGAGCTCCGTGGACTACCGGCACCTGACCGGGGCCTACAAGTACGTCGACTTCGAGCTCGACGACACCGACTACCCCGGCGTGATCCTGGGCCAGGTGATCGCAGGCCCCGCGACCATCACCTGCCACGCCAACGTCCCCCTGTTCGTCCTCGTGACCGTGGATCTCGACTTCACGGGGGCCGGGGCCGTTTGCGAGCTCCGGCTGCGCTCGGACCCGTCCGGCTCGCCCAACACTGAGCGACGGACCATCGTCTCGCAGCTGAACGCCACGGAACGTGTGCCCGTGCAGTTCGCTGCCACCATCACGCCCACCAGCTCGTCCATCGAGTTGGACGTCTTCGGCCTGGGCGCGCTCGCCACCAACTGGACGTCTCGAATGGCTCGATTCGACGTCTTCAGCCCCTTGAGGTGACCGATGGCCGCCTACTCCCCCCCCGCGCCCGTCGACACCGACCCGTTCGACCCTGAGGTTGTCGACGGCGGCTTTGTCGATCTGGCCACGGCGATCAACGACAACATCGACGACACCAACAACCTGTCGACCAAGTCGAAGCTGACGTACCGGGCGTTCACGCCCGAGGCGCTCACGACGACACGGGCCCAGGGGAGCACCGAGACGGGGACGCTATCGGTTTGGTTCCACGACAGTGGGGCCGGCTCTGCCGCTCTGAAGGATGCGGTCTACGGGGAGCGGACCAACATCTACACGCCGGCTCACGCCTCGGCCTCGGCCTACCTGCTCCACGGCACCCCCGACGTCCATGTCTCCGCGAACGTGACCTATCACCTCGCGATCGACAGCTGGATCGCGGACGAGACCGGCCTCACGATCTCCGAGATCAACTACGAGTGCGACGCCACGCTCTACGCGTTGGACTCGGCCGGCACTCAGACTACGGTGTGCCGCGTCAGCCGACATCATCGCGTCGCCTCCCCCGGCGGCAGCCCGCAGCGCCTGGGGATCGGGATCCCACTTCAGGGCACGATCTCCAACGTTCCAGCAGGTCTGTTCAGCGCGTGGGTGGAGCTCGACTTTTCGAGCAGTGATATCACTCACACCGGCTCAGCAGCGCTGACGTACCCGCAGTCGACTCAGTTTCGCTCGACCATTCGGCAGGTCGTCATCCTGGCGTCCTATCAGTGAACCCAACACACACGATCATCAGTAGGATGGCCTCATGCCGAATCTGATCCGAGATCGAGCCCAGAAGAAGCAGCCGGGTCTGTACGACTCGGATTCGGAACGGTTCGACCGCTACGAACCGGAGTTCCGGCAGCGCCAGTCTGCGTTCCTCGACGCGGCCCGCCGTCCCCTGGAGCGCGCCGAGGGCGGTGCCCCGGCCATGGCCCAGGGCGGGCGGCTCCTCTCGGGAGCGGGGCTGCAGAACCGGACCCTTGGTCAGGCAGGTCTCGCGGGTCAGCTCTCATCCCTCGTGGGTCGGTTTGAGGGCCAGCGCATGACCGAAGAGGACCTGGCTCGGGCCAAGTTCATGCAGGAGCGGCAGGCTGCTCGGTTCGAGTACGAAAACGCGCTGCGCCAGAAGGACGCTGACGTTGCTCGCCTCCTAGGCATGGTGGGTTACAACCAGCTCAACATGGGTCTCGGCCTCGCTCGACAGACTCCCCCCTGGCGCAAGGGCGCGAACGTCGCCGCCGGCACTACGGAGGTCTTCTAGATGCCCGATTCTGTCGGTTACGACCCCAAGAGCTACGACGTGGGCTCCTCCATTGGAGCTCAGCAGTGGAACACCTGGCGTGATGAGGGACTCTCCGATGAGGAGATCGACGCCCGCATCAACCAGCTGGCCGGCGACCGCGGCGTCGTGGCCGACGCCCAGGACTACTACGACTGGTTCATCAAGCCCCGTGAGCAGGCCCAGTTCGGTGCCCAGCGGTCCGGGATCCAGAACACCTTCGCCTCGAGCCGCGCCGCCGCTGGGATCCGCAACCGCCAGCAGCTCGCCAAGCTGGGCCTCGGCGGGAGTCGGTACGAGAACGCTCTGGGTAACGCCCTCACGGGGAGCTCAGCCAAGGCTCTCAGCGACGCCATCGCCCAGCGCAAGGCGGGCTTCCAGCAGGAGATCCAGAACCCTGCCCGTCTCGCTGCCCTCGACCGGATCTACGACACGGCCGGGTTTGAGATCGGCCGCCGGGGAACGGTCAACGAAAACGTCGGAACCGGTGTTGGCGGCGGGCTCAGCACGGCGGGCGGGGTCCTCGCCGCAATTCCCAGCCCCTACGGGATCACGCAGGTGATCGGCGGGGCCCTCGCCGGGGCCGGCGCGCTGACGGGTGCCTTGGCCCCGGCCAAGTCCCGTGAACAGACGGCAGCTCGCCAGCGTCAGATCCAGACAGGACGCGCCAACGTCAAGACCGACAACCTGGAGCTCGGCGGCTACGAGGGTACGACCCAGCAGGCGCTGACCGGTCAGAGCGGCGGCCTGAACTCTCCGCTGGCCCGCCTGCTCCGTGAGCAGGCCGAGGGCCAGGACGCCTACGGCCGCAACCGCAACTCCTCCTTCTATTACGGCTAGCCCAATGCCCGTCTACCTCCCCAGCGGCGCCAACTACACCCCCGCTCTCCAGGCCCAGGCCGAGGGTGGTGGGTTCCGAGGCATGGTCGAAGGCGTCCAGCTGGGCGACCAGCTGGTCAACAGCGCCCTGCTCCGCGAGCAGCGCATCCGCATGATGGAGGCCCAGGCTCGGGAGGAGCAGCGGCTTCTGGACGACCGCTCCGTAGAGGAAATGGTCGGACTGGGCAGCCCCGCTCCTGCTGACGGTGGGGGCGGTGGGTCCGCAGCAACCCGCGCCGCTGGCGGCAGCGCTGTCGGGGGTCCGGGACTGGGGATGGACCCGCGCGCTGCCCACGAGACGTCTCTGGGCGGGATGATGGACACCTGGGACCAGAACCGGTCGGATCGGGAGCGCATCCTCGACTACGCCGACCAGTTCGAGATGGACCCGACCGCGCCAGCACCGGCCGGCCTGCGGGTGAGCCCCGAGCAGCAGGCCGCGATTGCGGCGTGGATGAAGCAGGAAGAGGAGAAGGCGCTCGGGCTGCAGATGCAGAACGAGATCGTCCAGGGCGTGCTGCAGGACCAGTACGTCGACAATGCCGACCCGACGACCGTCATGTCCGACCAGGACGCGATCCGCCACCGCGAGCTGATCGACGCCAACGAGGCCGAGCTTGGTCAGCGCGGACTGCAGAAGTCCCGCGCTGCGATGGGCGGTTTCCTTCAGGGTCAGGCCGACAAGATCGATGCCGGCCCCGGCGAGGGTCCTGAGCCCGAGGCGCGGGGGGCGCTCCCCTCCCAGTTCGCGGTGTGGCTTCGGGGTCAGCCCGGAACCACCGAAGAGAAGCAGCAGCGCTTCCTCGACTACAAGTCGTGGTGGGACCGTGCCGCCGGCCTCCAGGCCGAGGCCCGAGCCGGTGCCCAGGCTGAGGAGCTCGACATTCAGATCGAGGAGGCCGGCGAGACCATCGCGCTCCAGGCCCCCCGCCAGGACGGCCAGGAGTGGTCCCCGGAGCACAAGCGCATCCTCGGCCGCGTCGCCCTCACGCACGGCATGGACAAGGCCCAGCGAGTGGCCGACAACCTCGGCCAGACCCAGCGGACCCGCATCACGGACAAGGGTGCGACCAAGCGCTCCTGGATGCCCCATGGCGAGCGGCGCCGTCGCGAGCAGCTGCGCGAGGATGCACTGGTGGCCGCGGAGCTCGAGGGCAACGCGGACATCGTGCGCGAGCGGCTGGATGAGGTGGACCAGATCACCGAGGACCTTCAGGCCCGCCGCGACGCCTTCGAGAAGGCCGGGGTTCCGTGGACCATGGAGTACGAGCAGCCGTACCTCGATCGCCGCAAGCAGGCCGAGGACGACGTGTCTGAGCTCATCCGACGGTCCGCCCTTGCCGAGGCCGGCGGGGCCCGCACCCGTGCCGCTGGTGTTGCGACCGATGAGTCCTCGTTCCGCAAGGCGATCGAGCCCCCGAAGCCCCCGCCTCCGAGCCGAACTGGATCCTGGACGCCGGAGCGCCTCAAGCTGGAGTACGACAAGCTGCAGTTCCGACAGGACCAGCTGGACACCCAGGAGGAGGGCAAGGACCGCCGCCTCGGCGCCAAGGAGGGCGGCAAGGACCGCCGCCTCGGCGCCAAGGAGGGCGGCAAGGACCGCCGCCTTGGGGTGACTGAACAGGGCAAGGGGGATCGCCAGGTCACTGGGATCCTGGCCGATGAGGCTCAGCTGCAGTTCAAGGAGGACCGAAAGGACGCCCGCCTGGATACGACGGAGGCCGGCAAGGACCGTCGTCAGGGTAAGGACCTTGAGGCACGCGACCGACGTCAGCAGCTGACCGAGGAGGGCAAGGACAGTCGTCAGACCGCGCAGATCCTCCATGTCGAGGAGGTGTTCAAGGCCACCGAGGAGGGGCGGAACCGCCGCGCCGAGCTCCGGGAGAGAGGCCTCGACGAGCGCCAGACCGCGGACATTCTCTCCGACGAGGCCCAGCTCCGGTACCGCGAGGATCGCCGCGACGCCCGCGATCAAGCCGCTCGCGACTGGGAGGCCGGTCGCACCGCGGCTGCTGGCGAGGCCCTGCGTCCCGTCATCGAGGTCGCCGTCGCCCGGGCCGGCTTTGAGGGCCGGGGCGCAGAGGACATCACCACGGCCGTGACCGAGCACTACAAGATGGGCGGCCGCGACCCGTCGCGCATTGTGGAGCTCTTTGAGGCCCCTGAGGAGGACCTCGAGGACCTCATCATGGCCAAGTACATGGGGGTCGACGTCGCGGAGCTTCGCGGCCGGTCGCAGGGGTCCCGCCAGCCGACTGGCGGCGGTCGCGGGGGCCGGACCCTGATGCCTGCGACGCGGGGGGAACTCAAGGCCGATGGGTGGGTTGACCAGGGTGGCGGCGTCTGGAAGAAGGCCGGCAAGACGCCCCTGATCGAGGGCCGTCACATCACCGTGAGCGACTAGATCCATGTCCCGGTTCGACGAACTGGCAGACGAGATCGAGGAGGTTCCTGAGCCCGCTCCCGAGCCGTCCCGCTTCGACCAGCTTGCTGACGACGACGACTCGTCCGCGGAGTCGTCTCGCTTCGATCAGTTGGTCGACGACGAGCCCAGCCGCTTCGACACCCTTGCCGGTGAGCCCGAGGTCACGCCGGTTGAGCTGACGCCCGAAGAGCCGGAGCCGGAGCCGGAGTGGGAGCATTTCAATCCGCTCATCGCCGCCCACACCAGCCACTACCAGGCCCTGGAGCGGATGGAGGCCAAAGACAACCGCACCGACTACGCCAAGTGGAAGGATGCGGTAACCGACGACATGGAGGACGCCCAGGCCCGGGACTGGGTGCGGGTCCACACGCTGACTGAGGGCCCCGGAAAGGGGATGCTCCTGGTCCGTGATCGGATCGCGATCCGGGACGAGTACATCGACAAGTACGGCGAGCTGCCGCCGTCGATGCTGGCCCAGCGCCCCCTGCGCCCCGGGGAGCAGCTCCCCCTGGCCAAGACCTTCGACCGCATCGAATTCGGCGCCACGATGATCGGGTTCGTGAACAAGCGGATGGCGACGGTTGCCCGCCCCATCGCGGCCATCGCCCACGCAACTGCGGACATTCGCTCCCTTGCCGAGGCGACGCCTCAGGAGCGCTACGCGTTCCTCGACGAGTTCACCGACCAGGACCCCCTCAAGGAGGAGTATCGCTACATCATCGAGCAGCTGAACACCGGGGTGCCCCGAGAGGAGATCGAGGGCTTCCTCGCGGTCACAGCCAAGTACTTCCTGCCCAACGAGGCCGACCCCTGGGCCGGCACCGGCCGTCCCGACTTCTACGGCGACGCCCCCGACGACATCGGCACCGTGTTCCGCCGCGGTGTGGTCGAGCCGCTCATGGAGAAGGAGGCCCAGCTCCACGTCGACAGCCACATCAAGGGGGCCAAGCTCCTGAAGTTCCTGGCCCCGGACGGGATGCTCCCACAGGGGGTCATCGACCTGGCTGAGATCAGCCCCTCGGACCGCCAGAAGAAGATTGATGAGACCTGGGGTGGTGGTGAGTACCTCGATGCCCAGCGCGCCGAGGCCCGCCTGCTGACTTCCCAGATTGGTGAGGAGACGTTCAACCCGGCGACGGCCGAGGCGGCGATGAAGACGCCCGGGGTCATGTTCCGTACGGCCTGGAACGTGGTGGTCGGCAAGGAGGATCAGGGCCTCATCAAGAACCCGATCCCGGCCCTCAAGGAGGGCGGGGCCGAGCTCCGCGACCTGTGGGAGGGGGCGGCGCGCGAGCGGACCATGCTGCGGCCCACTCGGGTCGAGCGGGTCATGGTGGAGGGCTCCACGTCGGGGCGGACGCCGACCAACATCGCCCTGTACGGAGCTGACTACTACGGCGGCGGCGGCGGGGCGACGGTCAAGACGGCAGCTGGGGTGATGACCGAGGACGGAGCGCGACGCTATACGACCCACCGCGGCGGCACGGTCAGCGACGCGCTCGAAGCTGTCGGCCTGATCCGGACTGCTGAGAAGGGCGAGGAGGGGGCTCATTGGACTCTCCGCATGCCCGAGGCCCCCGAGGAGCGCACCCACGTGCTCGAGCTGGCCCGGGAGCTGGAGATCGCCTTGGACTCCGCGACGGCACGGGCTGGCACCCTGGCCGAGGAGTCGGGCAAGCGCGTCCACGACATCAACCTCCGTCGCCTCGTCAAGATCGACGACGAGGGCGATCTTGTGATCGACACGTCCGATCAGGCGATCCGGCTCGCCACCATCCAGGCCCCTGCCAAGAAGCCCTGGCTGAGCAAGGACACCTCGGTCCATGCACCTACCAGCACGCTGGGCAAGGCGGTGGAGTCGGCGGTCATGGCCGAGCTCCCCGGGGGAGGCCGGCTGCTCCCCAACTGGGCCATCGGACGCGTCGAGCGTCTGCGTCGAACGGTCGGCAAGGGGCGTCCGTACGCGGTTTGGCACAAGAACGAGAAGGGCAAGGATGTCCTCAAGCCGCTGGATGCCGTCGACCTGATCGGCCGGCACGAGTGGGAGCACATGAAGTCGCTGCGGGACCGCTCCCGCTTCAGCGAGGAGGCGCTGCGAAGCCGCGTCTCGGCTGCGGTGAGCAACCTGATCCAGGGCACCGACAGCAAGGCCCAGCGCGAGCTCGTGGCCGACCTTCTGGAGTCCATGGGGCGCAAGCGGCTGCCCAAGTCCGATCTGGCCATGGAGCTTCTCGACGAGCTGTCCAAGCGCATGGACAAGGCCGTCGAGTGGAAGCCGACCAAGACCAGGGTTGGCGCACGGGGCACCCTGCACGTGGCCCTCGCAGACTTCGACCAACTGGTGGCCAAGGGAGCGTCCGAGGCCGATTTGATGGAGCAGCGCCGCAAGATCGCTGACGCTGCCGCCGAGCTCGGAGAGGCAGAAGGTGACCCCGCCCTGGCCCGGTTCTTCGACCGGGCCGACGACGTGTCCGACGCGGACTTGACTCACCATCGCGACTCGATCGAGGGCGGGGTCCGTCAGCTGTACGGCGAAGGCGTTGGTGATCTTGGTCGGGTTCCCACGGCCGATGATGCCGTTGCGCGACTTCGCGGCAACTTCGACGGTGACGACGCCCGCTTCGCGGCCAATCTTGAGCGGTCCCCTCGCAAGATGGAGCGGGAGGGGTTCAAGGCTGTCGAGGGGGGATACGCGCCCATCGACGACGCCTACGTCAAGAAGCTGCGCCGCGAACTGAAGGACCGCACCAAGCGTCTGAAGAAGTGGGAGCAGCAGGTCGCCAGTACCGGCCGGATCGAGGGCATCGACATCGGGCTCGCCGGCAGCCACAAGACCGTCCTCAAGGAGGAGCGGCGCACCGTTCAGTTGCGCCTCCCCAACCGGATCGAGGAGGCCAAGAAGTGGGCGCGCGACCACAAGCGCCTTCCGCCTGGGACTCCGAAGAAGTCCACCGCCCAGGCGTACATCGAGCTGTTGGACGCCCGCGCCCGCACCTGGGCTGCGGTGACCGGCGGCCGGGTCGATGAGTACTTCTGGACGCGGTTCAGCAAGATCGCGGAGTTCGAGGCCTACGACCAGTTCGCGGACGAGGTGGGCCGCGAGACGATGGTCCTGTTCCACGAGGACCAGGTGGGACCGTGGCTCTACGGGAAGATGGCCGACATGGTTCGTGCCGAGTTCACGGGTGAGGGTCGACGGATGACCCTCACGGCCTGGCGGAACTGGCTGAGCCGCCGCGGGCTCCAGGTCGAAGGCACCCAGGTCGAAGACCTCCTGAATGCGTGGAGGCGCTCCGGCGTCCATCTTCGCCACAGCCTCGACGTTCTGCGCCGGAACGAGTCGGCCTTTCGTGCGGGAGACGAGGTTCTTCTCGAGGCCGACGACGAGTGGCTCCGCGAGAACGTCACGCGCCTGGGTTTCGCCGAGCAGGTCAGGTACTTGGAGGAGTCCCTGGCTGCTCATAGACGCCCCAGCGATGTGATGCTCCTCGCTCATTTGGACGGGTTCGCCCGTCAGTTGGTGGAGGTCCCGCTCACCGGCTTTCGTCGCGTCCTTCCCGAAGCGATCCAGAACGCGCCGTTTGAATCGGGATCGCCGGCCCAGTGGCGGCAGTACCTCAAGAAGCAGCGTGGCGCCGGCCTCAAGCAGGAGGAGCTCGACACCTCGCTGATCGACAGCTACATCGGGAAGCTCTCGCCCGAGGACGCGGCGATGATGGGTCCCGTCAAGTGGACCAAGGACGATCTGCTGGAGCTGATCGAGCCGCCCGACACGGGCGAGATGATGCGTCGGTCGGACATGGCCCAGACGAATTGGGGCCGGGAGGACTACTTCGACGAGGTTCTCGAGCTCCCCGGCGGGACCAACTACCGAGAGCTGACCCTGTCCTACAAGGACAACTGGGGACAGCGCTTCGACGCGACGCACTACTGGCCGAACCACCCCAACGTCGTGGTCAACATGCGCTTCAACGACCGCGTGATCGACGGCAAGCGGACCCTGTTCATCGAGGAGCTGCAGAGCGACTGGCACCAGGCTGGTCAGCGGCAGGGGTACCTCAAGCCTGGGGAGACCCAGGAGGGGCTGGAGGAGTGGCTGGCTGGACTGAAGGCCGGGAAGGCCGGGAAGGCCCCTTCTGACCTGGCGCTCATGGAGCAGATCGCGGAGCAGGCGCTGGACGGCACCCCGCTGGCTGGCCGACCCGTGCCCGATGCGCCGTGGAAGGGGACGTGGCACCAGCTCGCGCTGAAGCGGATGGTTCGGCTCGCTGCGGAGGAGGGGTACGACCAGATCGCCTGGACCACGGGGAAGCAGCAGATCGATCGCTACCCCTGGGTGCAAGAAGGCGCGGGAGCTGCGGGCCTGCGTCAGCACTACGACAAGGTCCTGCCCGGTGCCGCCAAGAAGCTCTACAAGAAGTACGGGGCGACCCCGGCCCGAATCCAGGCGACAGCAGTTGAGGCGGCGACGGAGGTGCCCCAGCAGCTCCGGGCCCTGAAGCAGACCCTCTCGGCGCAGCCGGTCTGGAGCCAGGGCCAGCGATCTGATCTCCATCAGGTACTGCAGCTCATGGGGGACGAATATCGCCTCGCGAAAATGGCCCAAGAGACGGGGCTCGAGGGCGAGATCACCCTTGCCCTCCTCCTTGACGCCGCCCGACGGCGAGCCCCACGCGCCAGCGAAATGGTGATTGGCGAGATTCGGTCACGGGTCACCCGCCCCGACCGGCTCGCGGAGCTTGGCATCGAGGTGCCGATTGATGGGCATGCCATGCCCATCACGCCGGAGCTCCGCGCCGCCGTCATGGAGGGGCAGGCGCTGTTCCAGAAGGGTCCCAAGGGCGAGGCCCGTGGCGCTGTGGCCTTCGTGGCCGACCAGGACGGCAAGGCGGTCATCGCGGCGTTCAAGGGCTCCAAGGACGTCTCCACCCTGGCCCACGAGCTGGGCCACGTCTTCCGCCGCGATCTCGGCGTCGGGGATCAGCGCCTTGCGGACAAGTGGGTCACGGACAAACTGGGCAAGAAGGCGATCGAGGACGGCAAGTGGAGCCGCGAGGCCGAGGAGATGTTTGCCGATGGCTTCGTGCGCTGGCTCCGCGAGGGCAAGGTCCCCATCGAGGGGTTGAAGGATCTGTTCATCAACTTCGGGCACTGGCTCAAGAGCTTGTACTCAGCGGCCATGGTCCGCGGCCTCGCCGAGCCCAACAAGGACCTCGAGGAGGTCTTTGGCCGACTCTTCGACCCCGACCAGGCGTACGACCAGCTGCGGCCTCTGGCCGAGGGTGGGGCCCCTTTGAGCAAGGCGCAGGGCACCCGTGGGCTGCACCGGATGCAGCGCGCCAGCGGCGGCGGCATCAAGATGGAGAAGGTCCCGGGCAAGGCCGCCCCCAAGGGGGTTCCGCGCTTTCCCAACGGTGAGATCCCCGCTGCTGCCGCTGGACGACCTCTTGACGCTTGGGCCAGCGATATCGCTGCCAAGGGGGTCCAGGGGAAGACCAACGCCGAGCTTCTCAAGTCCGACACCTACAACCCGCAGGCCGTGGGCGAGGCGCTGCAGGAGAGCTACCTCGAGCTGCTCGATCGTCAGGCCAGCAAGGCCCAGGAGGTCCGCAACGTCATCCGCGAGCTGACCTCCGACATGGACGCCAACTTCCCTGGCGTTGGAGACCGCTACGAACTGGAGGCGCTGCGGAAGGTCGGCCAGGAGATCGACGACGTGCTGGCGCGGGTGGATGCGTTCAAGGCCGAGGACGAGCTTCTGGACGCCTACGCCGCCGCCTCGGTGTCCGACGTCCGTACGGCTGCGCGCGCTGTCGGCACGGACGCCAAGGTGCCCGACGAGCTGCGCCCCATCGTGGACCAGGCCCGCCAGTTCTTTGACGGCATGTACGACGAGCTCAAGAAGTCCGGGGCCTTGCCCGACTGGTGGACCAAGGAGGTCTTCTTCGAGCGGATGCGGGTCGGCGGGTACGTCCACCACATGCTCTCGGAGCAGGCGCAGCTCAAGATGGGGCAGCTGAAGACGAAGTACCGGGGGGCCGAGCTCGACACGCGGATCCGGGCCACGATGCACCGCGGCCACACGGGAACCCTGGCCGAGAACAACGAGCGGGTTCGGCGCGAGATCGGCGCGATGATCCTTGAGTCGGCCCAGGGCATCAGCAAGCCCACCGACGCCCAGCTGGCCGATGTCATCAAGGCCAACGGCCTCGATCAGATCCAGTGGTTTGAGCGGGACCTCGCGACGATCATGCTGGAGTACGGCAACCAGGTGGCCGGCACGGTCACCAACCGCGCGTTCCTCAAGCGGATGGAGGCCGCGTTCCCCCAGGGCGACTACTTCAGTCGGCTGGCGGGCGACTCCATCCGGGATCCGGCCAAGCTGAAGCCGGGGGAGCGGATGGTTCCCCGGGACCACCGCAAGTACACCCTGGTGGATGTGGACACGATGGCCGCGGAGCAGGGCTTCCGACGCCTGAGCGGGGTGGAGCGCCTCAAGAGCGTCATGGGTCACGAGCGGGTGTGGGACGGCTGGAACAAGTACCGCGACGAGATCCAGAAGCTCCTCGTCGGGATGCCCCCGGGCCCTGGTCGCAAGTCGGCGCTGATGGACTTCCTGCGGCGCAATGGAGTCCCGATCGACAACCGCATCGCGGACGAGGCTGAGCTCATCGTCCAACGGGACGTCTATCTGCCGACCGCCATCGTTTCGCTGTTGGAGGAGGAGGGGAAGGGCTACTTCCGCGGCCTCCACGGGCAGATCGACGGCTTCGACGATATGACCACCTTCTTCAAGACGATGGTCACCGTGCTCCACTGGGCCTTTGTGGGGCGCAACGCCTCGTCGAATGTGCTGCAGAGCCTGCTCGTGGGCGGTCGCGAGAGCATCAACAGCATTCCCAAGGCGATGGGTCTGATGATGGCCCCGGACCATCAGGTGATCCGCTTCGGCCGGCAGGAGCTGACCGCCAAGGAGTGGCGCCAGCTGATGCGTGATCGGGGAGTTCTCACCGACAACATCGTGATGGCTGACATCGACACGCTGGACACGGCCTCGCGGGTGAACGTCCCGCGCGCGGCGAAGGCCGCTGCGCTTGGGGCGGGAGCCGGAACGATCCTCGGCCAGAAGTCGGGAGACGAGGACGATCCGCTGTCCGGCAGCCGCAACGCCTTGGTTGGGTTCCTGATGGGCTCGCTCGGCGGAACGGCGCTGTCGGCGGGATTCGACGTGTACTCGCGGTCGGCTACGAAGGTTCTCGCCAAGGAGGCGGGGATCACCGAGGCCATGGCGGCGCTCAAGGCGGGCGACCGCCGCGCCGCTGGCGAATACCTCCGGGGCAACATCGGCAAGCTCAAGGACAAGAAGACCTGGGGAGCCGCGTTCGACCAGTGGCTGGACGACGTTGGACTGGACAAGCCGGGGGGCATGTCCGTCCGGCAGGCTCGCAAGGAGGGGCTCCTCACCTTGAAGGGTCCCGCCAAGCGGGCCAGTCGGCTCGGAGCTGCGTCGGGCTCTACGGTGGGGACCGCCGTCGCCGTCAAGACGTTCAGCCCGGTGTCGGGCGCTGCTGCGGGAGCAGTGGCCGCGGGCGCGACGGGTGGGACGCAGATGATGCTCGAGGGCGCCGTCATCGCCGCCGGCCACCTCAACCGCCAGGTCGAGAACCAAGCCCGCATCGCCAACTTCATCACCGGGATGGAGTCTGGGATCGGGGTCGACGCCTCAGTGGCTCAGGTCAACCGCGCCCTCTTCGATTACGGCGACCTCACGCCCTTCGAGCGCTACGTCGCAAAACGCGTATTTCCGTTTTGGGTTTGGAGCTCCCGCAACGTCCAGCTGCAGGCCTATCTGCTCAAGAACAAGCCGGGTCGATACGCCCTGATGAGCCGGATGCTCAACGCCTCGATGAAGGACGCCTTGGAGCCTGAGGACATCGCGCTGGTGCCCCACCATCTGCGGTGGCGGTTCGTCATGTCCGTGGGGCCCGCGAAGCTGGCTGCGGGCCTGGGCCTTCCGATCGAAGACTTCGTCGATCTCTTCCGCACGACCGGAATGGACACCGGCAACGTGCTCACGCGCCACCCCGGCCTGGCCAGCCGCCTCAGTCCCTCCGTCATGGTGGCTCTGCAGTACCTCTCGGAGCACCACCTGTACTACGACAAGGAGATCGGGGAGATCCGCAACGCCCGGGATCTGAAGCACCTGCCCGACCTGTTCAAGGAGTACGTGGGCTACTACGAGTTCACCGACCAGTTCGGAAACAAGCGGGTCGAAGTGGGCGACTTCAACGGCGACGGCGAGAAGGACAGCGAGGACGCGGCGAAGCTCGGGGCGCACCGCATGTTCCTGCTCAAGAGCTTCCCGGGCTGGCGGCTCGTTTCAGAGCTGAACAAGGCGCTTCTGACCGAGGCCCGGTCCGGTGTTCAGTCGGCCAGTTCGGATGTGGACGTTCAGACCCCCACGCAGCGGCGGCTGGGAGTGTCCTCTGGAATCAAGGTCTACGACCTCGAGACAGCCGTGGACCCGGACACGGGGGAGCCTGATCTGGCGCTCGCCAAGGCCCGGGTCTTCCTGCGGTGGGAGCAGGAGCAGCGCAAGTGGTTGAGCAAGGAGGTGGACGGGTTTGAGATCACGGTGCTGCCCAAGGAGCTGCAGGACCCCACCCAGCCGCCCCGCCCCAATCCCCGCCGCCGGATGCGGGACGCCCGCGAGGCGGAAGGTTTCCGCTAGCTGATTCGCATAGGCGTCGCAGTACCCTTTTTCGCGGCGTCTTTCTATTGCTGGAGCACCCCCGTAGACCCACCGACCGCCCGTAATCCGCTGGGCGCAAGGACAAGGGGCTGGGGAGCGGAGGCCCCCATGGCCTACACCAGCAAGCCCGTTTATCGCAGCTCGGACGATCTGAGCCTCACCGGCTCCTTCACCGCTGCGACCGAGCTCCTCCCAGCGCAGCCCCTGCTCCTGGGAACCGACGCGATCACCAACAACAAGATGGCGTACTACGGGCTCCGGGTCCGCAAGACGGCGGGTGGCGCCAGCACCGACACGTTCCGGGTGTACCGGGGCGGCACGGCGGCAGCCCCGACGAACCTCTGCCACGAGTTCGACGTCACGTGGACGGGCAACGACGAGGAGGCGTACGACCAGATCGGGATCCCTGCGCCGCTGGACGGGGCCCTGCTCGTCACGGGCGAATCCACCGTCGGGGCCCCGACGACCCACACCTTCACCGTCAACGCCGACCTTCAGGGCATTGCCTGATGGCGACGGCCACTCGGCAGTTTCCACTCCCCGCTGGCGGGGCCGGCGGCGCCTCCGGCACGTCCCAGACGTCCCTGGACCTCACGCCGTCGGTGAACGTCACCTACACCGAGTCCGGCGGGGTGCTCTCGGGAACGGGCGGGATCTTCGACGGCTGGTCGGTGGCCGGCTGGAGCGACTTCACCTCGCTCATCGAATACGACACGGGCCACGTCGAATGGATCATCTCCCTGGCTGGGGATCAGCGGGTGGGCGTGGCTCATGCGACGCTGAACACGTGCCCGCAGATCTACCTCCCGGACCTCGCCGTGGGCGACCTCACCTTGGACGTCAAGTTCTCAGCCACCGCCGTCGGTGCGAATGACGTGAACTTCAATGTTGGCGCATGGAGTCCCGCGACGACGGGAACGCAGACCCACGGGATCCTCAACAACTTCCAGTGGAGCACCACGAACGGTCGGTGGAACGCCTACGCGACCGCGCGCAACGGGCGGCTCACGACACAGCAGGGCAGCGACAAGGCGTGGGCGACGCAGCGGTGGGGGCGCATTTCCCGCACCGACCACGACGTCACGTTTGCGGAGAAGCTCGACGACGGCGACGCCTGGACGGAGATCGAGGAGAACGAGTGGGACCATGCCGGGGGCTCTGTTCGGCTCGGCTTCCTGTTCGGTGGAAACGGCACCACGGGAACGCTCCGCATCTACAAGGTCGCGGGCGCTTACTACTCCTCGGACGACCTCGCATGACGCCCGAAGACCTCGACGCCATGCTCGCGGTGCTCTCCCTGACGGCCGAGGAGGTTCTCAAGATCTCGGGCTTGGAGGAGCAGGGCGGGGCCTACCGCAAGTACACGCTCTACAGCCCCGAGGGCGAGCCCCTGGGCACCTGTGAGTACCGTAACGGTGAGTGGGCCGCGCTCTGATGGACGCCACCCCCTCGCTCAGCCAGCCCATGCAGGCCCCGCAGCCCGACGTCGCCGTCGCGGTGCTGGAGACCCGCGTCTCCACCATGGAGATCGGCGTCAAGGAGCTGCGCGAGGAGCTGCGGACCGACTTCAAGGAGCTGAGCAAGGAGGTCAAGCACCTGGGGGCCCGCATGGCCCGCGCCGCCGGCGTCGGCCTGGTCGTCGCCGTGTTCATCATCCCGGTGCTGCAGAAGGCGGGGATCCTCTGATGCCGTTCGAGCAGCTGGACTACCTCGAGCTCGTCCGCGAGGCCAACGAGCACCGGGAGAACCCGGACTGGCCCTCGGCCGACTACGACGGCGACGGTGAGAAGGACCTCGCCTACTTGGGAGCCGTCCAGCGGGAGGCTCAGTTCGGTCCGCTGGAGTGGATCCCGGTGGCGGGGTCCGACTCGGCCATCGAGATCACCAACAACTTCCGCGCCGCCCAGCTCGTCCGCGTCCAGGTCCCCCAGCTGGAGGGCCTGGACACCTACGGCAGCGAGTTCGGCGGCAAGGTCACCATCCATCGGCTCGTGGCCGACCAGCTCCTCGGCTTCTTCCAGGCCGTCGAGGACGCGGGGCTCAAGGGGCTGCTCAAGAGCTGGGGCGGGAGCTTCGTCCCCCGCCGCATCCGCGGCCGTGACTCTCTGAGCAATCACGCTTACGGCGTCGCGTTCGATCTCAACATGCAGTGGAACGGGCTGGGTCGCACCCCGGCCCTGGCCAAGGACCCCGGAACGGTTCGGCCCCTGGTGCCCATCGCCTCGCGGTTCGGCCTGTACTGGGGCGGCCACTACAACAGCCGCCGCGATGGCATGCATTTTGAGTTTGTTGAGGTAATCCAATGACTTACGGTGCAATCGTACACGAGCGTTTTGCTGAGCGGATCGACCATGCCGACGGGTGCTGGCTCTCGAGAGCGACGACGACAGCGCCATCGCCGGCCCGGGGGCGGGAGCCCCGCTGATGTACCCCGCCCCCTGGACCCCCTGCCCCTGCTGCGAGAACTACCTCTGCACCCTGCACGGCGACGGCACCCTGCACGCCCACGACTGCCGAGAGTGCCCCTCGATCGAGTGGTGGGGGCAGCTGGACCCCTACTCGCCAATGACCGCAGCAGAGCGCGCCGAGGCGCTGCTGCTGCGCCCCGACGACGACGACGACGACAGCGGCGATGACGACGACAGCGGCGATGACGATGACTCGGGGATGACGACGACAGCGCCAAGCAGAAACGGCCAGGACCGGCGCGGCCCTGACCGTTTCGTGGGTCGAAAGCGCGATGGGTGGGGCGCCTCCTGATAGGAGGCTAGCAATGAACGACTACTACGTCACCGCCGCCGTGGGCTGCGTCATCGCGATGGCCAGCTACGGGCTGGTGGGCCAGGTGCTCAAGCCGGTGCTCCGGCTCTGGGCTCGGATGAAGGCCCGCAAGGCCGGCCGAAAGCTGTACCCCGAGGAAGTCGAGCTCTTCAAGATCATGACCCAGAGCGGCGCCGTCGTGAGCGGGGGGCTCATGGGCGTGGGCCCTATCTGGCCGGAGCTGGTGCCCTGGGCGATGGGCCCCCTGCTGGGGCTCGCCTTTGGTTCCCTCGCCATCCCCCTCCATTCGGCCATCAAGAAGGCCCTGCCGGAGCGGGTGGCCCAGATCATCAGCGGCAAGAGCCCCAGGAAGTTGGACCCATGAGCAAGGACCCCATCAGCTCAGCTACGCCCTGGATGCTCGCCCTGCTGCTTGGATGCGTCGGGGTGGGTATCGCCGTGACCTTGTTCATCCTGGGCCGCCAGGCCGAGGCCGCCGCAGCTGGAGCCGGGGCGGTCTACGCCGCGTCGCGCACCGTCAGCAAGAGCAAGCGGTCCGCGAAGAAGCGGGACAAGGAGGAGAAGGCCGAGGTTGTGGTGCTGCAGGAGCGCATCGACAAGACGGTCTCGACCGACACCGACCCGGACCTTGAGGCGCTGCAGGAGCGGCTGGCCTCCAGGCGCGGCGACGATGGGGACGGTGCCGCATGAGTGTTCAGAAACTGTACGTTCTCCTTCTCGTCTTGTTCCTCGGCACGGGCTGCGGTCACGTCGCCCACAAGGGGCCCATCTGGTCCACGGACTTCGCCCGGGTCCAGGTGCCCGAGGCCCCGGAGATTCCCGACGATGCGCCGGAGCCCGAGATCCTTGTCGAGGGCCGGGAGGCCCCGTTCACCGGCATGCTCCTCGCCCCTGAGGAGCTGGATGCCCTGGTCACCTCCGCGGAGCAGCGTGACGTTGTCATCGAAGCGCTGGACCTGGCGTATCGCGGTCGTGCGCTCGACCGGGAAGAGGCCGAGGCGATCGTCGCCGCCCGGGAGCTGCAGCTAGCGGAGGCGCGCAAGGCGCAGGGCCGCTGGTTCGCGGTGGGGATGGGGGCTGGGATCGGGGCCACCATGGCGGCGGTGTTGGCGATCGTCCTGGCGAAGTGACCGACAAGGACCTGCGCTGCTGGGCCGGCTCAGGCCTGTACCTGCTGCTCATGGTCTCGGTCGTGGTGTTCTTGACCCAGGTGAAGATCCCCCAGGAGAACCGCGACATCATCGTGACGGTGATCGGCGTGATGGCTGGCGGGGTGGGGGCTGCGGTCAGCCGGTTCGTTGGCCGGCGTCAGGAGTAGCTCAACCCTCGAGGGTTGAGACCATCTCCTTGGCGTACCCGCCCAAGCGCGACTGCTCAGCCGCGATTCCGAGGGCCTTGTCGATCCGCTTCTCCAGGTCGGCCACCTGGCCGCGGAGGGTCAGCTCCATCAGCGACGGCCCATCCGGCTCGACGGCGACCAGCTTGGCGTGGGCCTGCACAGCCAGGAGGGCAACGTCACGCCGCGGCACCGAGGCCCGACTCAGGATCGTGATGACCCGGCGCTCCTCGTCGGTCAAGGCCGGGGGGGCGGTGCGGTTGGCGTGCAGCTGATTCTGAAGGGTATGACGGCTCATATCGGTGTCTCCTGGGGCAATGATACAGCTGGGCTAGAGGCCCAGGCGGCTGAGTGCAGCCTTGATGCTCGAGGTGCCGTAGCCGCCGGGGACCACGGTGTGGGGCAGGCCGATCTCCCGGGCCACGCGGGGGACCTGATGGACCGAGCCGCCACCGAACCGCGCCAGGGTCAGCAGCGCGTCGGCCTTGGTGCCGGCGACCTTCTTGAGGAAGCCGGACGAGTTGCTCTTGGTGCCCCGTCCGCGGGTGCTGGGGATCCAGGTGAACCGGTAGTCCGGCAGATCCCGGGCGAGGCGGGCCAGGGCCTCGTTGTTCTCTGCGCCCCCGACCAGGGCGACATGCAGGCGGTCGTCGAGCGCCGGTTCCGGCACCGGCTCCGGCTCGACCACCCGGCGGCGCGGCACCGGCACCGGCTCCGGCTCGGGCTCCGGCTCGGGCTCCGGCTGGGCCGCGGCGAGCTCGTCCCGGTTCTGCCCCAGCCAGACCAGCTCCCACGCATCCAGGCCGACAGTCTCGGCCAGCTGGAGGACCTGCTCGACCGAGATCGAGGTCTGACCCTGCGCCACGCGGCTCGCGGCACCGGACGACATGCCCAGCAGTCGGGCAAGTTCGTTCTGGCTGCATCCGAGCATCGCCTTCGAGATGGCCCAGAGCGTGGTGGAAAGCTCCATCATGGTTCCCCCGTGGTGTGATTCACGTGATTGATAGGGGCAACGATAATGGACTGAGTCAATTGATACAAGCGACACACATAGGACACAGGGGGGGTCTAGCAGGGCACAACCAGACACAACCAGACACGCCAAGATGGCCCAAGGGGTGCAGGCCTAAGTATGCGTAAGAACGACGAAAACGCCCGACCCGGCGGATGCCAGGACGGGCGAGATCTGCATCCACTGCCACATGGATCGAACGGGGAAAACCCCTTTGCTTACGGTGTGTTAGCTCGACTTGCGAAGGAGCATGGACACAACCTGGACACCGCTATTCGGTACAACAGCCTCTGGATCGATACGGGGAACGGTCCGGATGATGTTGGCGATGGCCTCGGGGGAGGCCACCCAGGGGTTCCAGTAGCAGAGCTCAGCCTCCGAGAAGAGCCGGCTCTGCCGCCTGCCTTCGCACCACTCCAGGGCCCGCGGGTCGCACCCCAGCTCCTCCATCCGCGACCGCCAAGCACGGCGGATGCAGTGGAAGATCCGATTCTCCGTGAAGACCGGCTCGACCCCGGCCCGAATCCAGGCCTGCCGCATGGCCTTGTTGACCGGGGTTCGCTGGTTCTCGGTGAGCTTGTGACCCTCTCTGCTCGCGGTCTTCTTGGTACGGCAGCCGCCGGGGGTGTGCCGCCCCTTGGTGGGTGCGGCGACGAGGAACATCGACCCATGCTTCTTCCAGGTCTTGAGCTCCTCCTCCAAGTGGGGGCTGAGCGGGATGAACCTGGGGTTTTCCTTCTCCAGCTGGCTCTTCCCGTAGACGGGGCCAATCTGGTACTCGCCCCACCGCACGTCGCCCCACCGGATGGCCACGCAGTGCTCCCACCGGAGTCCGGTGTAGCGCATCAGCAGGGCGACCCTGTAGGCGATGGTATGGGTGATGTAGCGGTCTGGCTGGAGCTCGGGGAACAGCTTGTCGATCTGCTCGAAGGTCAAGATCGGAGCCTCGACCCTCCCCTCCCCGTGCCGGACCTTCATCTTGGGCGTGGAGGGCACAGGGGGCGCATCCAGGTGGGGGTACTTGTCGATGACCCACTGGTGGAACGACCGCACCGCGCCGGTCTTGTTTCGGGTGCTGTTCTTGGTGATGCCCCGGCCCCTCGACCAGTTGACCAGGAGCTTGAGGTTGGCCCAGGTCAAGTCCTCGACTTGGGCGGCACGTCCCAGCGCACCCTCGACTACATCGAGGTACTGGCGCAGGTAGATCTTGTACTGGCTTGGGGTGCGGGCGTCGGTGCCCTGGACGAGGTCCTCGTGCCACTCCGCTGCGAGGTGTCGTAGCTGTCGGTCCAGGCCGACGCCGTCAAACCAGTGCCCGCCGTCTCGTATGGAGCCGATGATCTCGGAGCCCTTGCGCCGCGCCTCCGTGAAGGAGTCACAGGTTGTGGACTGCTGGCTGCGCTTCTTGCCCTCGACCTTCGGTCGGGTCCAGGTCAGCTTGAAGGGGGCGCCGGTTTCCTTCTTGTACAGCGTGATGCGACCGAAGCCTTCAGCACGCCAGATCGCCCGAAGTTCGTCCTGCCCGAGGGCAAGGTACGGATCAGGCGCTACGGCTCTTCCTTTCTGTTTCGCCATTGGTGTGTCCTTTCGGCCCACTCGTAGAGGCGGTCGATCCGCCACTTGTAGTTGGGCCCGTTCGTGGTTCCGAGGTTCATCCACGGCTTATCCGTGTAGTCCTCGGGGGTCGCCAACCGCATCTGCCTGATCGTCTCCCGGCTCACGCCGAGGCACGTGCAGACGTCGTCGGTTGACATCAGTGGGGTAATAGTATCACTGGTCATTGTTACTCTCCTCCGGTCCATCCAGCCGGTGCATCAGCGCGATGATTTGCGCAGCGACCTCCTCGCCCCAGGCCTTCTTGCTGGGGGCGACGACGTCGGCGTTCTCGGCGCTGTCGATGACCCGGACCTCGTTGCGGTTGAAGACGCGCAGTCGGGGCGTCCAGCTGGGGTCCAAGACCGTGAGGTACTTGTCGTGGTCGATGACGTTCCAGCCCGGGGGCCGGATGACCTCATCGGAGGTCAGGTTGCGCCAGATGACGGTGAGGTCCTTGTTTCGGCCCATCAGCCCAGCATCCCGCGCTCGGCCTGGCCCTGGAGCCAGATGGTGCGCTCGAGGACCATCTGGGCGTACTCCAGCAGCTGGTCGTGGTTGATGAGGTCTTCATCCACCGCGTACCAAGCCATCGAGACGGCCTCCTTGACCTCGGCCTGGGCCCAAATCATCAGGTCCTGGGACAGTTGTCGGGCTTCAGCACTCACCTTGAATCCTCCATCTCGGGGGGTCGCTCGCGCAGACCCAGCACAGGTTGTTGTCGTCCAGCTCGTCGGGAAGCTTCGGTCTGAGGCATGCGGCGCAGAGCCGGCACAGACAGACGTCCCCCTCGGCGGCATCAAGCCGCTGTCCACAGCGGGGGCATCCCCTTTGATGGGGACCAGCTGTGAGGTTCACGGGTCGTCCTCGCGCAGCCAGGCCTCGATGGGCACGGCGTTGTCGGTGTAGGTGGCGATCAGGACGGCGGTCCGCAGCTTCGGACCCTCCGGGTTCGCGGAGATCGGCCGCAGGAGCTGGTTGACCGCGCTGGGGGTCACGCCGATGGCCTCGGCCAGGGTCTTCTGGTCGACGTCGTGGTCGCAGAGCCAGCGCCGGAGCTTGTCTCGCGCCCTCATGCCGACCCCGCGAGCTCGAGCCGGCGCAGCAGCTCGTTGTAGCTAGCGAGGATGGCGAGCCTGGTGTGGCCCTCGTCCAGGCGGCAGAAGGTGCGGGTGATCCCGAACCGGGTCGGGGTTCCGTCCGTGGTGACGATGGAGGCCAGATCCATGGCGACGCCCAGAGGCAGCCGCCGCACGCTGATCTCGTCCAGAAGGTCGGCATCCAGCGTGCCCTCCTCGATGAGCTCGGCCACGACGAACGCAATGTCAGCGACGCGGATCACAGCTCCCACTCCAGGTGGACGTAGACCCCGGGGCCCTCGCCGCCAGCGGCGTACTGCTTGGTGACGCGGGCGTCCCAAATCAGCTTGTCGTCGCTGATCACGCCGGACTTCTCCAGCGCGTCGCACGCGGCTTTCAATAGATTGTCGGCGTCCGGCCGCCCGCGGTGAGGCAGGCGCACCATCTCCCGCCGCTTCCAGATGAGCCGACCCGGACGGCTGAACAGCACGTCGACCCGCACCGCCAGCTGCTGATGCGGCATGGGGGGAGCCTCCGGCGGGGCGGCGGCCCAGCTGGAGCGGATGGTCCAGGCGGCATCGGCCTCCCAGGTCGCCGTCTTCTTGGGCGTGTACGCCCGCACGGCACCGTTACGAGCGGTGACGCGAGGTCGGCCCTTGCCCACGGGGGCGCCAGGAATGAAGCAGCTCCAGGTCGGCATCAGTCTCTCGGGTTCTCGTAGGCCCACGTCTCGTGGTCGGATTCCCAGTCAGGGACGGGCGGCTTGGGCCGCATGGCTCTGGCGACGTCGGGGTTGTGGCGTTGGATGAGCCGGCACCCCTTGCAGTAGCCGGTCTCAGTCAGCCGACCGTGCGTCCAGCAGGCTTTGCACTCGCAGTTGCACAGGTCGGTGCGGACTCCGCAGAGCCCACAGGTGGTGTCGCTCAGCGCCATCGGATGGAGTTCTTCTGGACGAGGCGGAAGCCCAGGGGCCAGTCCTCCTGGGGGACGCTCTTGAGTACGGCCTTGGCCGCGGCCTTGTCCTTGCGGGGAACCGTCTCCAGCCAGCCCTGATCCCGCCACGCGTTCAGGTCGTCTTCGGGTCCCTGGATCGAGGAGCTGGTCCCGATCCAGTAGGTGTGTCGTGGCGTGCGGATCCGCTCGTCTCCGCTGATCGCGGACAGCCCCTTGTAGATCCCGAACATGAAGTCCCGGACCCGGGTCTGGCCCTTGGAGGCGGCGCGGATCTTGTTGTTCAGCAGGTCCCGCTCATCCTTGAGCAAGGCCTCCTCGTACTTGAGGCGCTGGGCGACGGCCCGCAGAGCGTCCAACCGATCGGGGCCCTCGCCCTCGATCAGGTCCATCAGCTCGTGGATCTGCTCCTCGATCCCAGGACGCTCCTCCTCGAGGGAGGCCTCCCAGAGCTCGCCCAGGTACAGCAGCTTGTGCGTGGCCTCGACGAGGTCCCAGCTCGTGGTGTGGGTCTCCTTCATGGCTAGAAGGGGATCGTTTCGTTCTTGTCGAACTTGGGCTCGGGGCTGTTGTTGGGCTCGCCCCACCCCCCGTCATCGGACGGGCGCTGCTGCTGGCCGACCTTCCCCTTGGGGAGGAACACGGCCTCGCGGGCGTGGATCTCGGCGTCGGTGCGCTTGCCGCCGTCCCGGGTCTCCCAGGTGCGGTAGCGGAGCTGGCCCTCGATGTAGACCTGATCGCCGCGGTTGACGATCCGACCGGTGATCTCGGCCAACTTGTCCCACAGGACGATGGAGTGCCAGTCGGTCTCCTTGTTGTCGCCCCACCCGGAGTCGGTCGCGACGCGCAGCTTGCACACCGCCTTGCCGCTCTTGGTGGCTCGCATCTCAGGGTCCTGGCCGACTCGGCCGAGGATGACGATCTTGTTCGCGCTGTACGCCACTAGCTCTGCTCCATTGCGGCGGCCCTCGCCGCCTCGAGAACGGCGTCGGAATCCACGGCCGCGTCCAATCGCGTCCGCAGCTCTTCAGCCAGAAGTTGGCAGTCGGCCTCGTTGCCGCTGACGGAGGTCCAGCCCCCGTAGACGGGGGTCCCATCGGGCTTCCGCATCAGGTCCGCGATGACGGCGTCGCCATCGGCCTGGTCGGCGCAGCCCGTCTCCTTGAGGAGGCCGCGGAGCTTCGCGGTCCAGGGGTAGGGATGATCCGGCTTCGCCTGGGAAACCTCCCGGGCGGGGCTCGCGGTGGTGACCGGCCGGCCCTGGGCGGCGTTGCCGTCATCGTCATCGTCACCGACGATCCCGACCATGGCGCACAGGGCATAACGGCGAAGGTAAGAAATTCCGGATCCCACCTCCTGGGGCCGGCTCCCGGCCTTGCAGCTCAACGAGCTGCTGATCTGCTCGTTGCCGTAGGCCAGGACGGTCTCAACCGTTACCAGCCCGTCAGCAAAGGACGGCTTCTGGATGATGGCCACGCCATGCTTGCCCAGCACCGGCCGCACGGCCCGGAGGCAGGCTCCGAGCGTGGCGAACTTGCTCCTGAAGTGAGGGTTCTGGCCGTCCAGGTCGGGGTTGACCAGCTCGGCCTGGGCCTTGGCCAGCGCCCCCGCGAGGCCCCCACTGATGGGGATCGGGAGGGGGCTATCGGTCATCGGATCCATCATCAAGAAACTCCTCGACCGTCTTCTGCAGACGGATCAGGTTCAGCAGCAGCTCTCGCCTGGCTTCGGTCAGGTTGGTGCGTCCGGTCTCGCCCTCGCAGAAGGCGACGGCGCACTCGCGGTACTGGTCGATCGCGGCACGGCCGCACCAGGCCGCGTCCCGAAGGGCTTCAGTCATTGGAGACGTCACCGAACAGCTCGATGCGCAGCGCGCCCTCGGACTCGGCCACGACGTATCCGCTGTGGCCGGCGCCACCGACGGCGACCCCGTCGGGCCGCAGGTAGGCGTCCGTCTTCAGGAGCAGGCGCACCGGCTCCTCGCAGGAGTCGATGCGGGCCATCGTGAACCCCTCCTTGAGGAGGAGCTCGCGGGCCTTCAGCAGCAGGTCGCAAAGGCGGACCGACGGGGCCGATCCCTTGATGGGCTCAGCGAGGATCCAGTTGTGCAGATGGAGATCCATCAGCGCATCGCGCGGTGTCATTCAGCCTCCCCAGGCCTCGCTCTCCAGCGGCGAGGTGATGAGGTACTATCTGGTCGCTGATAACCGCCACAAGCATTTGATAAGGAAAAGATACTGCCAAGACACAAACGACCCCGGCAGGACTTACGAAAACACCCCCGATTCTCACCAAGAATCACTGGAGTATGCGCATCCCATGATCGACATGACGTCGTCATCCCGAGGCTCCCGACAGCTGCGAGAGTGGCTGGCCCTCACCGATACCCCCACCCAGCGCGAGCTAGCGCGGCTGGTCCCGGGGCTGTCGCAGCCGATGATCAGCCGCCATGCCACGGTGGGCCGTCCGACCCTTCGTGCGGCGGTGGTCTATCGGGAGCTGGTGGGGGTCGACCCCCTGGACTGGTTGACCGCGGAGGACCGTGCTCGCTGTCAGGAGCTGCGGTCCCGCTTCGCGGCTGAGAGTGCTGGTGCTTTGGAGCAGGCCGTGGCGCATCTGGCCGATGCGCTGGCGCTGGTTCGTGGTGTGCGTCGCGCTGGCGGCGAACACGAGGGTCTGCTCCGCTCTGCGGAGAACACCCTCCTGGCCGCCACTACCGATCTGAAGTGGGTGGTGGTGGAGGAGCGGAACTCCCCCACCACCGGTTGACCTACTCGTCTTCCTCTTCGCCTTCCATTAGGTCGTGCTCGTCGGGGTCGACCTCCGCGAAGCGCCCGACTGTCGTCGGGTACCAGGCCTTGGCCTCCCCGAGCGGAGCGATCCCTTCCTTGTTGAGGATCTCGATGATCCTCTCCAGGCCGATCGCGCCTTGCTGCCCCTTCTCGGTCTTGCGCCCCCCCCAGAGCTCCTGAATCCGTCGGGCTGCGAACAGTCCCTCGTGGGTCCAGACGACCTTGCCGCCTTGGACTGTCTTGCCGGCCGGCTTCTTGCCCCCGGTGTACAGCTTCTGACGTCTCATCCTGGCCTTCGTAGCCTTCGCGCGGGTCTTGGCCACTGTCCTGAAGTAGGCGGCGAAGCCGACCTGCATCCAGCGGATCAGCTCGCCCTCCGGGGACCCGTCGTTGCCTCCGGGTTCAGTGGCTGAGATCAGCCGACACTCATTCGTCGTGACGATCAGCTGCTCCAGGCCCACGAAGATTGCCGGGGACCTGGCCAGCCGAGAGAAGTCGTAGACGATGAGGACGTCCCCCGGTGTCAGCCGGGAGAGCGCATCGATGAGTCCTGGCCGCTCTGCTGGTTCGAGCCCGCCTGACTTCCCCCGATCCTCGAAGGTGAGGATCTCCGTCAGGCCTAGCTCTCTTGCAGCACGGCTGCACTCATCTCGTTGATGGTCGATCGAGACGCCACCCCCCCTTTTGTGACGTGACTCTCGCAGGTAGGCGATAGCTTTGGGCTTCATTTGGCCCATCCCATCGTCATTTGCCGCGTCTTGCTGCGACTTGCTTGAGACAGCCATCAGGAAGCCCTCCTGGCGGCGGCCGCCCGCCGCCGGAAAGCCTCCACCCGATCCATGTCGAGCTTCATCTTGGTGCCCTTGCAGTCCGGACACACCGCCTTGTCGAAACAAGACTGGTGGTGTCGCGAGCCGTTGGGTCCCAGGACGAACTTGACCAGGGCTGAGCGCGCGGAAGAAGGGGAGTGGATGCGGTCGTAACCGCCCCACTTCCCGCCGCACTCCCCACCCATGGGGATCCCGTCGCAACGGCCATAGGAGACCCCACTGCCCCAGCACGTAGTGCAGCGGATCTCTCCGCGGCCATCGCACCGGCAACACTGGAACCACCCGCCCGCGCCGCACGACGGACAGCAAGCGGCCTCGGCCAGCTCCAGCTGGTGGAGCAGAGCACTGCCTTCCCGGCCGTCCAGGTGCCGAACCCGCACGAAGGACTCGAGGTCCTCGTTGAGCTCGGCATCCTCCAGCAGGACCACCGGCTCCCGCACCTCGATGGTGCAGCAGCCGGTGGGATCGGCGTAGGCAATCACCTCAGTCCCGGCTTCCACCAGGACTCGGGCGGTGCCTTTGCAGACCCGGCAGTCGGTCTTGCCCGTCGCCTTGCAGTTGGGGCAGTCGGCCGCGCCCTCGTTGCAGGACTTGTTCTCGCAGGGAAGCTCCACCTCTGCCCTCTCGAGCAGGGTGACGGCGTCGATCTGCTTGAACCCACCCAGCTTGGGGCACTCGCACGGAACCGTGAGGCCGCTCATCGGATCGCCGCCGCGGCCCGAGCTCGGCTCTGGCCATGGGTCGGGAAGATCACGACCAGGGGCTTGGCCCGAGGCGCAACGACCTTGCGTTTCCCAGTCCGGCCGAAACAGAGCGCGCAGTCGGCACAGCCGACCCGAGGCTCTTCACGCAGCCGCTCAGCAATCGTGGCAGGGCACGGAGCCGCATCGGCGTCGATGCCCTGGCGAGCCAGGTTGGCCTCGACGCCCTGCTTGACGACCGCGGCCTGCCGGGGGGTGAAGAACCCCTCATCAACCGCCACGCTGTACGCCACGTAGGACCAGTCCTCGCGGACGGCCCGAAGAACGTCCGAGAGCTTGGTCACCGAGGCGAGCAGCGTGAAGTTGTCAGGCGCGCAGTCCCGAGCCGATCGGGCCAGCGTCGTGAACGGGAGGTGGGTGTACTTCCACCCCCGCAGGTCGGGCCGCTTGATGGCACCGGCTACGAGGGAGGCGAGGTACAGCGCCCCCTGCTCATCCGCCGCGTCTCCCGCGATGTCAGCGCGGAAGCGCGTCGGGCGCCGTCGCGTCGAGAAAGGGAGCCCGAGGATCCACTCGAACGGATCGAAGGTCATGCCTCCGGCCCGCTCGCTGTGGATCCTGTCGTTCCCCTCTTCGCCGTAGCAACCGTTACCCAGGAACGCGCAGTCCCCAGGACATGTGTCACCCACCTTGCGATAGGTGGTGAACAGGCGCGTCCCGAAGGCCCGCAGCTTGGCAGTCAGCTTCTTGTTCGCAGTCGGTCCCTGCGACCCGAAGCCGGACACCTCGGGGACGATCGCCCCAGCGAGGATCAGGCTGACGAGGAACAGGAACCGAATTCGTGTGGTGTGGTTCATGGTCTTTCTCCATGTTTGTGGTGGTGGAGCTCGAGGTGCAGAACGCACCCCGACGAACTCCTGAAAGCAGGCGAACGCACGGGTGCATCCGCCTGCTTGTCAGCAGACCGTCAGGTCGTTGGGTTGTTGGGGGTGGGCTAGATGGTGACGGTGATCGCGGCGATCACGTTCTCCACCTTCAGGCCCATGCGGAGGGACGAGTCGGCTTGTTCAGCCCACTTGACCCAGTCACGAAGGCGGGGGCTCAGCTCCCACGAGGCGGCACGAGCCAGCACCCGGACGAACTTGTCGAACTTCTCGACGTCGTCCTGGGCGCCGCGCAGCGTGCCGTACTTTGTGCGCGCCTCGTCGGTCTCCCGCTTGGTGTTGGAGTGGATGGCCCGAGCTCCATCGAAGCGGTCGTATGACGTGGTCATGCCACCAGCTCCAACTCCTCGAGGAACCACTTGCCCACAGCGGGGGTGATGGCCTCGCCCAGGAACCCCAGAGCTTCTCGCTTCGTGCTGGGGAGCATGTGCGAGTCCGGGGCACCCATGCCCTTGCGGTACTCACCGATGTTGAGCATGCGGCTGCGGTTCCCGTCGACGACACGCCAACCGTCCACCGGGGTGATGGTCCCGATGGGCCGGTCGATGTCCCGAGCGATGAGGCCGCTTCCGCTGCTGTAGTACGGGGCCAGGAACTGATCCCAACCCTTCACCCGGCCGTCGACGATCTGGCCCATGACCCGCTTGCTGTAGACCTTGCTGCCCAGGTCGAACCACCCGTCCGAATCCCAGTCGACGACCGACCGGAACGGCACGTGATCCATCTTGGGCGTCTCCAACCACAGCGGAGCCTTGCTCCGGGTCAGGACGATGAAGGTCCGGACCCGGTTCTGAGGCACCCCGAAGTCAGCGGAGTCCACGACGTGCGGGGCCACGGCGTAACCCAGGGCGTTGCAGCCGTGGACCCACGTGTCCCAGAGGATCCAGTTGCGAACCTCCGGCACGTTCTCCAGCAGGGCGAACTGAGGCTGCACCACCTCCAGCGCTTCGATGACGTTCATCATCGTGAAGCGCAGCTTGTCGTGCAGCTTGCTCCCCTTGCCACGGGCCCTCGTGTACCCCTTGCACGACGGACTCGCGATGAGGCCGTCGACCTTCGGGATCTGGCTCATGTCCAGCAGCCGAATGTCCATGCACTCGGACACAGCGTTGGGGAAGTTCATCGCCCAAATCGCACAGGCCAGGGGCCAGTGGTTCACGCCGTACTTGACCTCCATGCCCGCCTGCCGTGCCGCAGCGGAGAAGAACCCCGCGCAGCAGAACAGGTCAGCGATGGTGGTCACTCCCGCTCCAGCTGCTGGCGCAGCCAGACCAACTCGCCGCAGGCGTCGATGATCAGGTGGCCGCGCTGGCAGATCCGGTCCGCGGTGTCCCGCTCAGTCAGTGCCTCGGCCAGGGTGGGGACGGTGGCCCAGGCGGTCTGACCAAGGCGGCGGATGGTGTAGGGGGCGGTGGGGTGTTCGACGTCGGCATCGGCTCCCGCCCTCGTGGTTTTCAGTGTGTGTTTTTCCATGTGGTGTCTCACTTCTCCGATCCCCATCAGTGGGGACCGGGAAGCTGATCGTTGAGCGATCAACTCCAGCCTGCCCAGGAACGTGAGCCCCTGGGCAGGGTTGCAGGTGATCGAACAGTTCCAGCTGGCCGATGGGCGGAAGGATCTCCACCCTGACCAACCGGCCGTCCGGCAGCGCGCCGTAGCTACCTAGGTCATCGCGGGTCCTCACACTCGGGGCAAACCCAGCAGCCCTTGACCATCCTCCACCCAAGGATCCGAGCCTCCTTGAGTCCCTCCTTCTTTGTGAGCCCGATCTGCATGTCGATCATCTCGGTCTCACCGCAGGCGTCGCAGGTCGAGAGAACCTCAACCGTCGCCACCGTCCAGACCTTCGGCTTTCCGTCTTCCATCTTACTTCTCCTCGCTATCGGGCACGGTTTCGCTCATACCAACGCTCCAGGTGAGCGGCCCGGTGCTGCCAGGGGTTGTGCCCGCTCTCGGGCCGGCACTCCCCCCAGTTGGTGCAATACCGAGCGTCCAGGTCCCAGGCCTGGGAGTCCATCGAGGCGACCCGGTCGTGCTGCTTGAGCGCGTCCAAGGCCTCCCCCTTGACTCCGAACAGATGCACCGAGACGTGGTCCGGCAGGTACCCCATCAGCGCGGTCACGATGTGAACGATCTCGCGGGTCCGGTGCCGCCGGCAGACCGAGCCAATGCCGATCAGCCGCGGCCACTCGCCCTCGAGCTCCTTGGTCATCATGTCCATACACGTCAGGTACTGGCTCATGCTCCAGCCCTGGATCACCGGCATCGGATCAGCGATGTGCCAACCCTCGTACCGGTAGTCCGCGGCCACTGCACGGCACTCGCCCAACAGCTGCACGGTCCGCTCGATGTTGGGCCACGGCGGCGAGGACTGCTCCGGTTCGCAGGGCACGTCCATCTGCGCCCACCAGGCCCAAGGGACCTGGCCAGCCAGCCAGACGTAGTCCTCCACGGTCCAGGGGAACTTCCCCCCGAGCGTGAAGCCCCCGCAGTCCAGAGCAACGTCGCCCCCGTAGGTCGCCGCAAGGACCCGGTCGTGGGAAACCCACCCCGGCTCTTTGCGGGTCTTGACCCACAAGCGGTTCGCACTGACCAGCCCCGGGTACCCCATGGTGCGGGCCCACAGGCTGAACTTCCCAGTCGGATCAGGAACCCCCGCCCGAATCAACGGGCGGGGGTAGTCGGCAACGGTCGGAACGTACGGGCTGTGCCCGTAGCTCCTCATGTGCCCTGACTCGAGAGGAAGGCGCGGCTGCGTCACTCCTTGTCGAACGCGCCGAGCAGGATGACCCCGACCGGGACGGCTCCGTCGCCGGAGATCTTCGAGTCGACCCACTCCAGGCAGTCGTCATCCTCAGCCTCTTCATGGACCTTGGTGGCGAGCTTGACGGCCGCCACGGGGTCAGCCGCATCGACCTCCATCTCCCCGACCTCGACGCGCAAGCGCTTGAACGTGACGATCCACTTGGGCATCACTCACCTCCCTTGCGTTCGATGAGCTCCAGCACCTCGACGCCGTCGATCAGCTCAAGCGGATCGGTGTCGCCGTGCGCCCCCTGCCAGAGCCCCCACAGGATCTGCGGGAGGCGCCGCCAACCCATCACCCGAGCCATCTCGTCAACGTCGATGGTGACGACAGCGGACGCCTCGATCCGAACCACGATGGCGTCGGCCTCGGGGTTGCTCCACCCCTGCGACCAGAGCCGGTAGTCCATCTCGGCCACGTTGGCCTCAGCGCCGCACAGGGCGCACTCGGGACCGACGTTCTCGATGAAGTCGGACTCGCACGTGCAGCGCCAGACGCGCGGCGGAAGCCGCACCTGTCCGACCTGCTTGTCGCTGGGACCAGGACCGACCCCGCCGTCAACGGGGCAGCCCCCGTTGCAGTACAGGACGTCCTGTCCCCCACTCTCGCGGGACGAGTCCAGGGCGATCCACCCGTCTCCACCCTCGTCGACGTGCGTCAGCTGCGTTCCGCAGAAGTAGCAGGGCATCTCAAGGCCGTAGGGGGCGTCGTCGTACTCGATCGTGATCGGGCCGTCGATGTCGCTGGGCTCCATGCCCAGGCCGTTCTCCGCAATGGAGTCGGCGAAGGCCGACAGCAGGGCGTGCTTCAGCTGCTCCTCGGTCGGGTTCTCACCCGCCCCGAGGTAGACGTTGGCGTTGCCCCTGCCCAGGTCGAACACCACCTCGACCGTTCGCGGTCGGGTGACGTCGCCCGTCAGGGACTTGTTCTTGTTCTTCATGGTGTGTCTCTCATGTGGTGCTGATCCCCATTGGTGGGGACCAGGGAGCCAGCAAGCTCCAGCCTGCCCACGAGGAGTCCCCGTGAGCAGGGTTGCAGGTTGCTAGCGGGTCAGAGCGCGGCGATGAGCTGGGTCATGACGGCTCCTTCGCGTTGAGCAGCGGCTCGAGGAAGCCGATCAGGGTCCAGCCCTCGGGCGCCCCGTACTCATCGGGGAAGTCGCAGCTGGACGAGCACAGGAAGTTCCCGTCCCAGCCCTGATCGATGGCGGCCTTGTGCCACTGGCGGTACGCCTCGGCGTCCTCCAGCCCGGGCGCGGTCGCATCCAGGGAGAGGAAGGTCTGCCCGATCATGCCGGTGTCCGCGATCAGCAGCCGCCCGTCCACCAGGGTGGCGAACGTCTGGAGCAGCAGCCGCCCGTCCACCAGGGTGGCGAACGGCCAGATGCAGACCTTCTCCTGCCACAGCTCGCGCTTCGCAGACGTCGGCCACGACGGCTCCTCCGGGAAGTAGTGGATCACGATGGGCTGGTCGACGTTCTCGTCCCAGTTGGATTCCAGCGCCCGCTTCAGATCGATGCGGTGCGTGTAGTCCTCCTGGTTGATGTCGGCCCAGACCTGGACCGTGAGGCCGTCGAACAGATCGACCACCAGGACCGGCGGGCCGTTGGTCATCCCAGCGGCGCCGTAGCCGTCGAGCGACAGGAACAGCTGACCGCCGATCATCTCGACCTTCCCGGTGACTTGCATGTCGGTCGCCGAGTCCTCAAGGCCGAACTCCAGCCCCGCCCGCTCAAGGTGCTGCTCCAGCTCATCGACCCGGACCTTGGCCTCCCAGCTGGAGGTCCCAACGCGGCCCAGGTAGACGAACGTGTCGTCAGCGTCCATCACGGTCAGCTCGTTGGCGGCGAGCGCCTCCGAGGCGACGTCAGCGGCCCAGTCGTCGAAGGCCTGGTCGGGACCGAAGGGGGCGTCACCGCCCTCTGCGATCTCGTCCCGGGCCGTGATGATCCGAGCCAACGCTTCGGTGAGGTGGCAGGTCATCCCAACACCTCCCGGACCTTGCTCTCCAGCGCGGAGGGCAGCTCGAACCCCTCGGGGATCCGCTGCTCCAACATCTCCCACACCTCCACGAAGAGGGGCATGGCGACATGGTGAGGCACGTAGTGCTTGCCGCGGATGGAGACGGACTCGGGGAACTTGCTGAAGTCCACGTCGAGATCGCCCTTGACGATGGCCAGGAGGTGGCCCGCCGGCAGCGTCGGCAGCATTTCCGCCAACGCGTACAGCTTGGAGGCCATCTCCGTGGTCTCGGGGTTGAACGGGATCCCGCCCCGATGGAGCAGGTTCCGCAGCATCCCCGGGCCGTGGCAGAGGATGAGCTTGATGCGGCCATCCTCCCGCGTCTCCTTCGGGGCATCGACCCGATAGGTGACCGTGTAGGTCTTTTCATTGTTCATGGTGTGTTTCTCAATCGGTGGTGTGTACGGCTAGCCCCGCCGTGGGGTTGGAGCACACGCTCCCGGGTGCCCAGGACCCGGAGGCCCTGAGCACGACGGCAATGTGCGCCTCACTCGTAGTGGATCGTCCCGGTGTCCTCGCGCAACTGCCCGAGGTGGAAGCGCCATCGCCAATGCGTGCCGTCCTCGCCGGTCATGCAGAGGTAACTGCCCTCCTCGACGAACGGCGCAAGCGCATTGAACAGACGGTCCTCGTCCCCCAGCTTCTCCCCCTCGAAGCGGAGGCCGATGAGGTCGCCGTTGTCGGAGTGAACCTCCGCCGACCAGCGCCAAGCCTCCAGAGCGCTCACGAGGTCGTGCGGGTGGCCCTCGGGGACCCAGGAGCCCCCGTTGAGGGCGGCGATGGCAGCGCCGGCCTCGTTGAACCGCTCTTTGCGGATCTTGAAGACGGTATCGCCTTGGCTCATGTAGTAACCCATGGTGTGTCTCAATCGTGGTGCTGATCCCCATCAGTGGGGATCAGGGAGCGGACTGCTCCTCGGATCCCGGGACCGAAGCCCCGGGATCTCAGCAGTGGTCCGTTCGTCCAGGCCGCACGGAGCGGACGATGTACTCCCCCAGGTTGGGGAAGTGCCATCGACCCTCGTACGACAAGCACGCCACGGCCGTACGGACGTAGACGTGCTGGTGGCCGTCGCGGGCGGTGGTCGCCTCGATGACGACCGGCACGCGATCAGGGGGGCGGGGTGGTGGAGTCCGTCGCTGCATGGCTGTTGTCCTTGAACTTCCGCTTGCCGGGACGCGCTTCGGCGTAGGCGTTGAGGAACTCCCGCAGGGGGAGCTCCAGCCACTCCTCCAGCCCCTGTCCGATGGCGCTGATCTCCCAATGGAGACCCTCGGCCATGTCGGGCAGGCGCTCGAAGCACTTCCCGTCGTAGTCCCGCACGAAGAGGCCGCGTGCCTTGAGGGCGGCGAAGAACGAACGGCGCCAGGCGTTGTACGGGTTGAGCCCGCAGCCTGGACAGGTCGTGTCGTCACCCTCGTGCATCGCGCCCTTCTCAATGCAGGCGGTATTGCAGTACACCCCCTTGGGGGGTGTGCTTGTCTTGGTGTCCATGGTGCTCCTTGGTCGTGGTGTATTCAAGCGCCGTATACGCTTGAGGCAGAGCCGATCGGCTCATGTGTACCGGCGAGGAGGAGCCCCGCCGGTACAACATCAATCGATCAGCGTTCGCTGACGGTGACGTCGAAGGACGTCACCTCGCCGTCCTCGTTCCGCAAGTGAACGGTGAAGACGTGGCACGGCTTGGATGGCCCGTCGTCGGTGTGGGTGTAGCCGCCCTGGGACGTCCACAGCTCCAGATCGACGCTCTGAGCCAGCGTGGCCGCGTCGTCGCCGTCCATGTAGTCGCGCAACTGGTCGGACAGTTCACGGAGGGTCAGATCAGCCATTGCCGTCCTCCCGCAGCAGGTAGAGGCGAGACCGCTTTGCCAGATTGGCCCGCAGATCCTCGTCCTGAACCACGTCCCGGACCAGCTGGTCGGTGACCTCCCACCGGAAGGCGGGATTGTCCTGGGCCTTGTACTCCTTGGCCTGGTGGACCAAGCGGTTCAACCGCAGCGCGGCCACGGACGCCGATGCGTATCGGAACCTGTACGAGATCCCGGTCTCGGTGTCCTTGAGCCGGTCGCGCTCGAGGATGAACCGGGGCCCATCCTCGGTCAGCTGATCCCAGTGCCATTCGCAGCCGTCCTCGTCCAGCCACTTGTCCTTGCCGTCCGGAAACCTCTCGGTCATCTGATCGTCCCAGAACATCTTGGTCTCCCCCGCATACTCCCAGAGCAGCTCTCCTTCAGAGGTGCGGGAGAAGTTGGTAGGGGAGCACCCGCGGGTACTTTCAAGGGTCCCGAGGATCTCGGATCCGGTGGGGCTGTACAGGGTGACGTCGTTGCTCATGCTGCCTCCTTCTCGCTCATGTGGCGGGGAGGGTACAGCTGAGCCAGCAGCGCAACCCAGTGCTGGGGGTCTTCACCCTCGCGCCACGAGCTCCGCATCAGCCGGCCGATGGCCAGGGAGATGCGGAACCGGTCGTCGAGGCCGTGGGTGGCGACGGCCGCCCACTGACCCCAGGTCAGTTTCCGTACTCGTTTCATGTGGTGTGTCTTTCGTGGTGCCGATCCCCATCAGTGGGGATCAGGAAGCCGATC